CTCCTCGTCGATGCCGGGCAGCACGCCGCGCGATGTCACAGGTCCGCCAAGCTCGGGCAGCCGCACGGCCCGACGTGATCGCAGGGGCGCGGCGGACACGTCGCGTGCTCATGGCCGCCGCTCTCGGCCTCGCGGCGGTGCTCGCCGGGCTTGAAGGCGAGGCTGCAGGTGACGCACGCGCTCGCCCGCACCATGGGCCACTTCGAGATCTCGATCTCGCCCATCCTCCGGAAGTCACACGCCCCGTCGTGGCCCTCCCCCTCGATGCGCCGGCACGTGTAGCCGACGCGGTCGCGTGGAGGGTACGCCCTGCACCTCCCGCGAGCGGGCGAGCACGCGCGCGCGGACAGCTTCAAGCAGAGCTCGTCGACACGGCCCGGGTGATAGTCGCGCGCGGCCGCGCAGAGCACCGCGACGAGCGAGAGCGCTGCGCGCGGCTCGTGCTCGTCGAGCATCCGGATTACCTCATCGTGCTCGCCCGCGATGAGCTTCCCGAGCAGGTACCTCGACGCGATCTCGTGCTCCCTGTAGTTCTCGATCCTCTTCATCGTTGCTTGTCTTTCTGCCCGCGCAGAGCCAGCTCCGCGACGAGCACCTCGAAGGCCTCTCTCATTCGCGCCGCGTCCGCCTCCGACAGCGGCGCGCCGTGCTCGTCCTTTTCGAGCCAGAGATTCGCGCCTCCGTTGTCGAGAATGACCGCCGCGCCGTGGCAGACACGCCGCTTCGCTTCGCGCGCGTTCACGGCTTGATCTTCGTCGTCAGAACCAAGCTCGCCGCCATCTCGGCGCGCGCGCCGGCGAGCAGCGGGCACCACGCCGGCGTGTCCCAGGTGGTGTCGCCGATGAAGGTGCCAGCCGCGCCATCGCGCACCGCCGGCGATTCCGGGTGCAGACAGAACACGCGCGTGCCGCTGTCCACGTCGTTGCCGTCCTCGATCGAGTAGTGCGTACCCTGCTCGTGCACGCAGCCGTTGCACGAGGCCTTGATCGTCAGCTTCGGTCCGTTCCTCTTCTCCACCGTCATCGTCTCCTCGCTCTCTCGCGCACGGCGAGGGTCGACCCCTCGAGCCCCGCCGCGCGCACGTCATCGGTCTCCATGCAGCTCGGGCACGTCACCAGGCGATCGCCCGGCGCCGGCTCGCTGTTCTCGTCGATGAGCACGTCGACCGTGCTCGGCACCAGGCGCACCGACACCACGAGCCGAGCCCCGCGCTCGGGGCGGCGCGCGCGCACGCGAGCCTTGCCCGTCGCGTCGCAGATTGCGCAGAGCGGATCGGGCGCGCCGTGCTCCCACGTGGTCATTGCCCGCGCGGCCTCACGATCACGTAGTCCTTCGCCTGCCCGCTGAAGCCGTGCTCGGCGACCTTGGAGAGCAGCTCGCCGATCGCGCTGTCCACGGTCGCGCGCGAGGCGCGCGCGGTCTCAGGTGCCGCAGCTTGAAGCTCTGCCACCTCTCGCGCCGTGCGGAGCGCCCACACTGCGCCGGCGAGGCCGGCGATCTCGATGAACGCGCGCGCGGCCGCGAACGAACTCTCGTCGCGGGAGTAGTGCCCGACCGTCGACGTGTTGTGCATGCTGTTCACGAGCGCGCCGCCCGGATCGGTGATGCAGGAGAAGTGCTCACCTGGTCGAGCGCTGACAGAGCGGCCAGCGGTGACGTGCTGCACGGTCTTGCTCGCGTACGCCGCCGGCGCCGAGAGCACCGCGCCGTGCTCGAGCGCGAGCGCGACCAGCGCGATCAAGCGGAAGGGATCCGAGGCCTCCGCGCCGAGGCGCACCAGCGCGCCGACCGTCTCGACGCCCCCCGCGCGGACGGTTCGCACGAGGTGCGCAGGGAGACTCGCGCCGCGGTGAGGCTCGCCATCGCGAGCCGGCGGCGCGGAGATGCCGGCGGCCCCGTCATCGTAGAGCGTGATCGTCCACGTCGTGCCGTCGACCTTGCACCGATAGTCCCGATCGAGAACGAGCTCGTCGAGACCAGCGCCAGCGCGCACGGGCTCGCTCGCGGAGCACGTCACCTTCTGCACCACGCGGCCAGGCTCGAAGCGCCGCGCGGCGCGCGCGGCCTTGTCGGCGCTGCGTGCCATGACGCTCACCAGGAACGGCTCGCCGCCGTACTCGGCCGTGTTGGTGATCTCGACCGTCCAGGGGACGGCAGCGCCGAAGCGGCGCGCGGGTATCGCGGCGCTCACCGTGCGCCTCTGGCTCTCTGAACGGCGCGCTGGATCGCGCCAGCGCTTCCTTTCGAGGAGACCACGTTGCTCAGCAGCTCGCCCGCGTCGTAGCCCGTTGCGATGTCGGTCCATGTCTTCGTGCGCGCCTGCACCACGAAGCCATCCCCCTGCGCAAGACAGCGCAGCGCGAGACCATCGTTGATCGTCAAGCACCACACCGTTCGAGCTTCGGTCGCCGCGCGTCCAGCGACGCGCGCGCGCATGGCGTCTTCCTGGCTCATGTTGACCTCGCCATCGCCGCCGGTGCGCGGTAGCAGGAGACGCACCATCCTGGCGCCGGGACTCGGCTCATCATCGCTCGACCGGCGTCGGTGAGCTCCGCGGTCCATCGCTCGCCATCGCTGCGACCACCAGGCCCGGTGCGCATCTCGCCGTTGTCATCCAACTGCACGAGGCCTTTGAGCCGCTGCGCGATGCGCACCTCGGCGCCGCGGAGGTAGCGCCCGCGCGGCACGAGGCTCTCCATCAGCTCAAGTTGCTTCTTCGTGAGGCCGCGCCGCTTCGGCAGTCGCTCACCCACAACGCGCGCGAGGAGATCGAGCGGGTTGTTACCATCGGGCTCGCCGCTGTCCTTCCAGCCGAGCACGGTCTGCTCCTGCACCACGAAGCCCGAGCCCTGAGCAATGCACCGGAACGAGACTTCTTCGTCGTCGTGCCCAAAGACGATGAGCCAGATGACCTCGCCATCGCGTCGCTTCTTCACGATGCACCTCCGCGCTCGCACGCTTCTTCGTGCTCGGCCTCGGCGCGCGCCCGCTCCAGATCCTCCAGCGCGGTCGCCGCCTCGTGCTCGTCGCTGCTTCGCTTCGTGTCCATCAGCCATACCTCCGCGCGCGAATCTGCTGCGCCACGGCCGCGCGGATCGGCGGCCTCTGCGAGATCGGGATTTTCTTCGCCAAGCTCGCCGCGGTGCGCGTGAGCAAGCCGCCGCAGACGCCGCAGTAAGCCTCTCCCTTCGAGACCAGCGGAAGCCCGGCTCGGTGTTCCCAGCACCAGATCACGTTGCACGTCGTGCAGCGGCCATGTCTCGTGTCTGCCATGGCTCAGGCATCCTCGTGCGTGATGGTGAGCACGGCCTCGCCGTTGTCGCCGGACGTGACCTCGGCGAGCATCGAGACGTTCTCGAGCCCGGGTCTTCCGCGGAGCACGCGCACGCCGAAGCTCCTGGCGCCGCGGAAGTCCACCGCATAGCCGTCCTCGCCGTCGTCGGCGAAGACCACGCGCTCGACCTCGCTGGGTACGCAGCGCTTCACGCGCACCGCGCGGATCAGCGAGCGCAGCAACACGCGCGCCCGCCGCCGCTCGCGGCCTGCGCGCAGCGCCTTGTCGGCGAGCATCAAACGATGCTGCCACGGAGCGAGAGCGCCGTGGTCGAGGTGCGGCTCGAACGAGAAGAGCATCGCGTCGCCGCGCCGAGCGCGCACGCTCTCCTGATAGATCGAGCGCGCTCTCGCGCGGGAGATCCTGCTCGTGATCTCGCGCGCCGAGACGTGGCGCACGTGGTCGCGAGGGTCGCGCGTGATCGCGTTCCACGCGCCGCGGGAGATCGCCACCGGGATCGCCCAGCCGAGCGGCCGCGCGAGGTCCGTCACGTCCCGCAGCTCGCCGCTCTCGATCGCCCGCGCGCGCGGGTACAGCTCCACGATCTCGTCGACGTAGACGACGGGTCCCTGCGCATCCTCGCGCGCCTCGTCGATCGCGCGGTCCGCTTGCTCGCTCGCATCCATGGCCTGGCTCCTCCTCGGGCGTGTTGGTGATCGGCGCCCGCCGGCGCGCCTCATGCGGTGAGCACAAGGCGCGCGAGCAGAACCGCGATCACGCCGCCTTCGATGCGCGCTTCGCTCGCCGCGCGCAGAACCGGCAGCACGAGCCGATTAGCACCTCGACGCCATCGATCACGTCCAGTACCTCGACGCGCTCAATCTCGTCGCGGTGATTGCAGGAGCGAACGACCGCGTTGTAAGCGATGCGCGAGCGGCTCTTCTTCTCGCGCCGCGCCGCGCGCGCCGCGATCTTGTGGCCCTGCAGCAGCTCCACGTCGAAGACGTCGGCCACGCGGCCGATCGTGTCCTGGTTCCAAGAGCTGTCGAGGTTCCCGCTCGGATAGAGGACGTCGAGCACGCCCTGCGCGATGGTCTCGAGCTCCGCGCGGCTCAAGTCGCTCACCGTCTTCGCCCGTCGCACCGTGGTCCACTTGATCGTTGTCATTCTCTCCTCCAGCGTGCGGCGAGGATCAGCGCCTGTCGGTGCGCGTCCTCGCTGGTCAACAGCGCCTCCAAGCGCCGAACGTCGGCGCGGAGGAAACTCGCGTACTCGCGCGCGCGGCGTCCGAGCAGAAAGCTCGTCAGCGCGTCGAGGCCCAGGTCGCGCTTCCTCCGCGCGTCCTCCGTCCAGTGAATCGCCAGCCCGGCCTCACGCGCGAGCGCGCGCCGCGACTGCAGCAGGTGAGCGAGCAGCTTTCTCTCTTCGCCCGTGATCATCGCAGGATGTACCCGCCGTCGTCGTAGACCCAGCCGCGCTTGAAGCCGGCCACGTCGCGGAGCTCGGCGTTCGTGTCGACCGCAACGCACGTCTCGCGGATCTCGTCCAGCGTCACCGCGCCGCGCTCCTCGGCCGCTGCCATGGTCGCGCTCTCGGCCTCCGTCGTGCCGATCTGCCGCTGGTAGGTGGCGAAGAACTTGTCTTTGCAGGGGATGTGCGTTCGGTGCGTCATGGTGAGAAGAGTATGCGTCACGAATGATGTTAGCGCAACAGGAATCGACAGGGACGAGAAAGGAATGAAGCCCGGAGCGTGCTGGATTATGGCCGGTAGCAGCGCGCGCAGACGGGCGGCCCGCCGTACGGATCGAGCTTGACAGCGGGTTCGCCGCACGAGCACGTGCCGAGGCTTTCCGCGGGCTTCGTCAGGATGCACCTCGGCCGCGTGCCCGAGGTCGAGGTGCACGGCATCGAGATGAAGAGCGTGGCCTGTGCACGCTGCCACGCGCGCATCTCCTCCAATTCGGCATGGAGCGCGGCATACGCTTCCGGCAACGTCGGCGCGCTCTGCACGAACTGCAGCATCCCGTGCACGCGCACCGTCCACTCGCCACCGTCGCGCGTGATGTCGACGCCCCACGTTCCACCGTGCACCTCGCCGAACGCGGTCAGCAGCCGCTCGATCGGATCGCGCGTCGCTTTCTCGACGAGCGCCTGCAACTGCGGCTCAAGCGCCCCGCCGCCCGCGCGCACGTCCTGCTCGTCGAGCGCGATCGTCTTGCCGTCGCCGTCGATGGTGCAGAGCACCAGCGCGCTCGTCACGCGCACGCCGTGATCGGTGATCGCGTCCTGCAGCACGCCGTCATCCAGCGCGTCGTTGACCGCAGGCTCGCAATCGTCGGGCGAGCCGGCGATCGTGAGCTGCACGATCACGCGCGTGCGCCTCGGCTCGTCGAAGAGCTCCTCGGCCTGCGCGCTGGCGACGCGTCCATCGTGCTCGGAGATCGCGCTCGTGCTCTCGCAGAACTGGTTCCATCCTTCGACCGAGAGCCACTGACGGATCGCTTCGCGGTCCTCTTCGGTCCCGCCGGTGATCTCATCCTCGCCGGCTTCGCCGAAGCGGCGCTGCTCGACGGCGTGCACCTCGACGCCGACGCCGACGTGCTCGGTGACGAACGCGGCCCACGCGTCGAAGAGCTCCTCGTCGCCCTCACTGCCAAGGTTCGCGCTGCTCAGCCTGATCGTGATGCTCATGATGGTCTGGTCCTCTCTCTGTTCACGTGGGTCGGGTTCTTCAGCCAAGCGCCGTCTTCATCGAAGCGCACCAGCTCGGCGCCGAGCACGGGCGCGCCCGTCTCGGCGAGCACGAACGTCGGCGCGCCGTACGGATCGTAGGTGAAGCGCTGCCACCCGCCGCCCGAGCGCGTCGCGGGCGCGCGCTCGCGGAGCTCGCCGGCGGCGTAGGCGTGCACGCTGCGCGATCGCGTGCGCTGCACGGTCGCGCGAGCGCCGAGCTGCACGCGGAACTTGACGTGCTCCAGCTCGACGCGCTGCTCGTGCGCGATCACCTTCTCGCGCCCGTCGACGCGCGCGCGGACGCTCCACACGCGCGCGCGGGGCTCGCCGCTTCGTCGGCCGCCTTCGTTCAGGTTTCGATACACGTGCGCGCGCATGGGGTCACCAGCCGATGCAATGCGATCCGCGGCTCTCCGGGTTCGCGTGGTGGTCCTGCACGATCCGCGGTTGCGAGATCGTCAGCCTGGTCCGCACGCCGCACTTGCAGCGCAGCTCAAGAGCCGCGAACGCGTGACGATCGGCGCTCGCCGCGCGCGCGGCGTACATCTTCAGCATCCCGCGGCCGCAGTTGCCGCACTTCATGCGTTCGAACTTCATCGCCTGCCCTCCAATGCGGCGAGCCCGGGACCGCCGCCCGACGGCTACCGCGTCGCGCCGGCGAGCATCTTCACGCTCTCGCCCTCGCCGAGCGCCTCGCGACCCAGCTCGGAGTAGCTCGTCGCTCCAGCGCGCAGCGGGGCGTCGGCCGCGATCACGCACTCGATCGCGACCGTCCAGAGGCGCACGCCCTGCGCGCGCATGGTCTCGACGGCTGCGCGCTGCACCTCGACGCTCGCGGGATCGATCCCGTCCGTCGCCGTGATCACGTCGGCGCCCTGGTCGCCGCGCGCGGCGAGCCGCTTCACCTCGGCGATCGCGGAGGTCAGCGCGAGCCCCACATCCGTCCCGCCCGAGAGGAAGTGCCCGATCATTTCGAGCACGCTCGCGGGATCGGACGCGACCAGATCGCGAACGACAACGCTGGTACCGAAGTGGACGATCGCCACGCGGCGCTTCTCCGCGGCTGCCACGCGCGCGACGGCGATCGCCGCGGCCTTGGCCCACTCGTTACGCGAGCCGTGCATGGATCCGCTCTCGTCGAGCATGAGAACGATCGGACCGCGCGCGCGCTTGTCGGTGCCGCGCACCGCGTACTGCGGCGCCCGCCTGCGCGAGACATCGTAGAGCGCGGGGATCTCGAGGTGCTCGTCCATGATCGCCGCGTACATCGACGGCAACAGCCGCTCGACAGCGCCGCCGAGCTCCACCGAGTGAACCTCGCCCGCCATGCCCGCGACGCGTTGCGCGCTCGCTCCGCGGAGCGTGGCGTACATGCGACCAGCGAGCCGCGCGACGCGCGCCACCATCTCGGGCGGCGCTTTCGCGTCCGTCGCGCGCGCGTGCTCCCAGCTCGTCGAGAGATCCCAGCCGAACCCTTCGATCATGTCCTCGGCGCGCTTCGCGACAGCGCCGAACGCGTCCCAGCCCTCCCGCGCGTGCTCGCGACGCTCGAATGCCGAGCGACCATAGCGAGGCGCCTGCCACAAGGCGGCGAACGCGGAGGCGGCTGCCACGGCCTGCGTCGAGAGGATCGCAGCGTGCTCGATCGGCAGGGTGTCGCGCACGGCCTCCGCGAACGAGCCGGGCATGGGATCGCCCTGCTCCGTGATCGCGCCCCAGATCTCCGCCGCCACCGCGGCATCCGTTGCCGCGGCCGCCTTGACCACCTGATGCCGCTCGCGAGCCTTGATAAACGTGTCCATGTCCTGATCCCTTTCACGCCACGCGGCGAAGACCGGCGAGGAAACCGAAGCGCTCGCCACCGTCGATGACAGTCGACGCGACCGCGCCGAGGTCGAGCAGCTCTTCGATCGCCGCGTTGACGATCGCCGCCTCGGTGCGGTGGAGCGCCGCGAACACGTAGGCCTCGGTTTGCTCGCCGCAGGCGAGCAACGAGAGAACGGTGAACGCGGCCGCACGAACCGCAGAGGGGAGAGCGCGAATCGCAGTGATCGTCGTGTTCTTCATCGTGAGAAGAGTATGCATCAGAAAAGATGTCGGCGCAACATGAATCGACACGTACCGGAAAGGACTAGAAAAGAGGCGGAAGCCTGCGCGCCACAAGCCCGAAGGCGCCACCTTGGCGGCACCTGTCGGGCGCGTGGCGAGCCTTTCGGCCGCCGATGATGGGAAGGGAAGGATCAGGAAGCGCCGGCCGTGGAACGGGCGCGGAGCGAGGAGAGACCACCGAACCCGGCGCGCGTCTCCTGAGTGACGACCTGGAACGCGTCGACCAGCTCTTCGCGCCCGCGACCGATGCGCTGCAGCGCACTGCGCGAGATCCCCGCCGCGATGATGGCGTCAACCTGCACCGTCGCCGACTGCAGCGCGGTCGCGATGGCGCCCGCCGCCGCACGGCGCGCCGCGGGCTCGCTCGGCCGCGTGTTGAACTGCTTTAGCGCGACGTCGATGATCGCGACCGCGCGCGCGGCCGGACCCTGGTCGACCTTCTTCAGGATCTCGATCACCTGGGCGCGCTCCTCCGGGCGATTCCACAGACCGAAGCGGAGCACGCGCAGATCATCGAGCTCCACCTCGTCGCGACCAGCGAGCCACGCCGCGGCGCGGAGGACGTTCGTCAGCGAGACCCACCGGCGATCGCTGGCGATGATGCCCGCGGCTGCGCACGCCTTTTTGACGGCCAGCATGCCGCGGATCACGCTCTGGGGAAGCGACACGGCGCGCACGGCGCGCACGGCCTCCGCGAGATCGGCCAGCGAGATCGTCTCCTCGGGAACGTACGCGGGCGTGCCTGCCATGAGGGACATCCACGCGTCTTCTCCTTCGATGTACGCCACCTCTTCGCGGAGCAGAAAGCGATCGTAGATCGCGGCGAGGGACTCGCCCTCGGGCAGCTCGTTGGACGCCGCGACCACGTAGCGGAGCGGGATCGGCGCGCCCTTGTAGAGCCGCTCGTTCATCGCCGAGAGGAGAGTGTTCAGAACGCTATCCGAGCCCTTGAAAACCTCGTCGAGGAAGGCGCACTCGACCGCGCCGAGGCGGCCTTCGAGAGCGCGCTCCCACCGATCCTCTTTGAGCGCGGAGAGCTTCACCGGGCCGAACATCTCGTCTTCGGTGGAGAACTTCGTGACCAGCGTCTGAAACTTCCGCGCATCGGTCAGGTGAGAGAGCACCGCGAAGAAGAGCGCCGACTTCGCCGTTCCGGGCGGGCCAACCAGGAGCGCGTGCTGACCCGACAGGAGCGCGAGCAACACGGCCTCGATCGCGCCTTCGCGCTCCGCGAAGCTGTCGGTGAGCTGGGAATAGATGCCGCGGAACTTGGCGCTGTCGATGGTCATTGCGTGCTCCTCTGTTCGGCGCGTCGTGCGCCGTTGACTTGATGAATATGCAATAGAACGGATGGCGTCGCAACAAGAAACGACATCGAAGAGAAAGAAAGCTCAGGGGCGTTTCCAAACCGCGATGAGCAGAGCGAAAAGCACCGTCGAGAGAGCCCAGAAAAAGAGCGCGCGCCCGAGGGCCAGAGCGGCGCGGTGAGAGTGAACCGCGCCGAGGTACACCGCGACGGCGAGCAGAGTAGCGCTCGCCGTCGCCACAACCAGACGGGGCCGGCTCACGCTGCCGCGACCTCGCCGCCCTGCTCCACATCCGTCGCGACCAGCGCTTCGCTCAGCGCGGGCGCGGCCTCGCGCGCCGCGGAGGCCTCCCGCGCGCGACGGGTCTCCCACGCCTTCGACGCGGCCGCCGCGCCCTTCGCGGCCGCCGTGCCCTGGGGCGGCGCGATGCCGAGATCCTTGTTCTTCAGCGCAGCGTTCTCGCGATCGAGCTGTGCTTCGAAGGCCACCTCGATCTCGCGCGCCTTCGCGGCGAGATCGTCGGCGAGGCCTTCCAGCACGTTGCGGTACAGCTCCGTGCGACCGCGCAGAGCGGCGAGCGTCTCGAGGCGTTTCTCGATGGTGCCGCACCGCATGCCGTTCTGTTGCGCGTCGTCGAGATCCTTCGCGAGGTCACAGAGCTCCCCTTCGAGCGCGCCCTGTGCGGCGTCGCGCGCGGCCGCGATGTTCTCGGGCGCGTCGTGCATCTTGATCGTCGACGGGCGGAAGCCCATCTCGCGCAACCTCGTTTCGAGAGCGAGCCACCGCGACTCGCTCGCGGGCGGCAGGAGATACACGCCGCCCTGGTCGCGCAGCGGCAACGCGTTGAGCTCGCGCGCCGCGTCGCTGAGAGCGGCCGACACGTCCTTCGCGACGACGTGCGTCACCAAGCGATTCCCCTTCTCTGCGATCCCGTCGGCGATAGCCATGGCCTCCGGGATCGCCTCGCCACCTTCGGGCGGAAGCGCAACGAGAGCGCCAGCCACCGGATCCACGCGGATGCGAGCGCCGCACGTGTGACCGTCGCCGCCCTCGCCTTTGCGAGACTCGACGCGGTAGACACCGAAGGCGACGGGCGTGTCAGCGTTGGGCGCGGAGAAGGGACGGATCACGAAGCCCTTGGGTTTCCCGCCTTCGGTCGCCGCCCGAGTGAGCGCGGGTCCGTGCGCCAGCTCCGCGGGGATCAGGTGCTCGAATTGCGCCGCGCCGAAGAGAGCGCGGGCGCTGCTACGGGGCAGATCGATCGCGCCCGCGTTCCAGTAGATCAGCGAGCCGATGTACCGACCGCCGGCCTGCGCGAGATTCTCGTGCACCGCTTGGATCTCCTGCTTCGCCGTCTCGCTCGCGCGCCGAGCCTTCGGGGCCTTCGGGGCCTTCGGGGCCTTGGTGGTGGTGGTGGTCGCCTTGCTGCCGGTCTTCTTAGCCATGGTGTTCGCTCCTTCGTTCCGTTGTTCCGCCCCGTTGACTTCATGAGTATGCATTCTAACGCATGGCTTCGCAACACGAAAACGACGCGGATGAGAAAGAAAGTTTTTCGAGGCGTGTTTCGAGGCGTGGTCGGTGCGGAAACCCACCGGGGGCGGGCGAGAACGGCCCGAGGACGCGAGCGCGCCGCGCGGGCGATGTAGAAGGAGGCGCGCCGCGCGCGGGCGCGTGAGTGACCAGAGAGCGCCGAGGCGCGCGGCCGCTGGTACAGTCGCCGCATGGGTATGCCCGCCCAGAGCCAGACGCGCGCCGACATCGAGCGCGAGATCGCGAGGCGCCGAGAGCAGCTCGGCGCGGCCGCGAACGATTGGGTTCCGAATCCCGGACCACAGACGCGCTTCCTCCAATCGTCCGCCGACGAGGCGCTCTACGGTGGAGCCGCCGGCGGTTCGAAGACCGAGAGCCTGCTCGTCGCCGCGCTTCGCTACGTCCACGTACCAGGCTACCGCGCGATCCTCTTCCGCCGACAGGGGACGCAGCTCACCAAGCAGTTGATCCCGCGCGCGCGCCTGCTCTATCGCCGGCTCTTCCCGCGCGGCCAGGTGCGGTGGCACGCGACGGATCGCCGCTTCACGTTCCCCAGCGGCGCGACAATCGAGTTCGGCGCCGCCGACAAAGAGCAACACATCGAGCGCTGGCAGGGCTTCGAGTTCGCGTTCATCGCGTTCGATGAGCTCACCGCGTTCACCCGCTACCAGTACACGTTCATGTTTTCGCGGCTCCGCTCGACGGTCGCGGGACTCCCGACGCGAATGCGCGCGGGCACGAACCCGGGCGGCCCTGGACATGAATGGGTCCTGCGGCGCTGGGCTCCATGGCTCTATCCGCTCGGCCACATCGAGTACAACGGCCAGCGCGCGCGCGATGGTGAGCCGCTCTGGATGGAGCCCATCGAGGACAGCGACGAGGAGCGCATCGCAGAGCCGGGCACGCCGACGGCGATCTCGCGCACGTTCTTCTCGTCGCGCGTGTCGGACACGCCGCAGCTCGGCGAGGAGTACGAACGCAAGAACCTGAGCGGCCTCGACCGGCTCACGCGCAAGCGCCTGAAAGACGGCGATTGGATGGCGCGCGCCGTCGCTGGCGAGTTCTTCGAGCGCGGCTGGTTCGAGATCGTCAACGCGGGGCCGCGCGATGTCCTGCTCCGCCTGCGATATTGGGATCTCGCCGGCACGAGCGAGAAACACGCGACGCCCTCGACGGCCTACACGGCGGGGCTGCTCATGAGCGTCTCGCACGATGGCGTGCTGTTCATCGAGCACGTGCTCCGCGCGCAGCTCTCGCCGGGTGAGGTCGAGCAGACGATCGAGCGCACGCTCGCCGCCGACCGCATCGAAGACGACGGGGTGATCACGATCATCGAGCGCGACCCCGCGCAGAGCGGGAAGTTTCAGGCCTGGTACTTCGGGCGCAAGCTCGGGATCAAGGCGATCCCACCGAACGGCAACAAGCTCTCTCGCGCGTTGATCGCGAGCGCCCAGGCCGAGGCGGGCAACATCAAGATCGTGCGCGGCTTGGGATCGGTGAGATGGATCGAGCCCTTCCTTCGGGAGGCCGAGAGCTTCCCCGAGGACAAGAAAGACCAGATCGACGCGCTCTCTGGAGCCGTGCGCTTCGCGCTGCTCAAGATCGCGAAGATGCTTGGGCGCCGTTGACGGCGTGGGCGCGCCGCACGAACTTGCGTCGATGATCGACGTGCTCGCCGACGACGCGACCCGAGCGCTTGCTGCGGCCGGCTACGCGGAGACGCTCACCACCTCGACGCCGATCGGCGAGCTGGCCGCGCTCGTTGCAGTCGTAGCAGAGGGCGCCGCCGGCGACGCGACCGAGGAGGATCTGCGCGCGCTCGATGCGCTCGCGGTCCTCTGGCACGCGCGGCGCGGCGGCGCGGTGGCGCCGCGCGAGGCGGCGTTCCTGCTCGGCGTGTATGGCGCTGGAGCGGAGCGCGCCGAGGCGTAAGCCGCATCGACGTCGGGCGGCGCTGATATACGCTGCCGACCATGCGCCGCTTCGGTCCCCAGCCCGCCCTCTCCTCCGGTCCGATCTTCGCTGCGTCCTCGCGCGCGCCGTCGCCTTCGATCGCGCTGCACGAACGATCCAGCCCGCGCAGCGCGCGGCGGCGTGCCTTCCTCGCTGCAGCTCGCACGGCCTCGACGCCGCGCGAGCTGCTCGACGTGAACGCCCTCACGCGCAACCTCTTCACCGATCGACTGCCGTTCGCCGAGAAGTTCCGACCCTTCTACGGGCGGATCGACATGGCATTGATCGCCGAGGTGCTGCGCATGTCGGACGTCGGGATCATGACCCCGATCGCCGACCTCGAGCGGGAGACGCTCGCGCTCGATCCGCACGCGAGCATGCTCCCGCAAAAACGGTTCGGGGTGCTCTCCGCGCTCGAGCCCCAGGTCGACGCCGCGAAGGGCGACGGGCTCGACCCGAAGCTCGCCGAGGAGATCGCTGCCGACGTGCGAAGCATGATCTCCAAGATCCGCGGCCTGCGCGCCGCGATCTACGACATCGCGTGGTCGCTCTTCGATGGGCGCGGGGCGCTGGAGATCGATTGGGCGCACGTCGGGGGTAAGTACCCTTATCGTCCTGTCGCGCTCGACTGGATTCACCCGCGCCGGATCGCGTTCGGCCCCGATCGCGAGCTGCGGGTTATCGACACGTTCACGAACGGGCGCGGATGGTGGTCGCCGAACGGGATCGCGCTGCGCGACTATCCGGGGAAGTTCGTCACATGGATGCCGCGGTACTTCTGCGACTACCCGGAGCGAGAGGGCTTGGGCCGGCGCTCGCTGTACTGGTGTCTCTTCAAACGCTTCTCCAACCGAATGCGGATGGTGCTCACCGAGCTCTTCGCGATCCCGTGGCGCACGATCGAGTTCGATCAAGACACCGAGTTCAGCACCACCTCATGGGAGGACATGGAGGCAGCCGAGGACGCAGCCGAGGCGCTCGGCGGGGAGAACAGCGTCGCGATCCCACCGGGCGGGCGCCTCCGCGTGCAATGGCCGGGCGAGAACAGCGGGCAGCTCTTCGAGCTGACCCGCACCGGCGTCAACGACGAGCTGTCGAAGCTCTGGGTCCTCAACACCGGGACGAGCGACATGAAGGCCGACGCGCTCGGCGGGGGCGCCACGGCGGTGCACAAGGGCGAGCAGAACATCGCGCAGGACCGCGACGCGTTCGGAATCGCCGAGGTCTTCCAAGTCGATCTCGTCGACGTCTACGTGTTGCTCAATCGCGGTCCCGCGTTCCTCGACTACTCGCCCACGATCACGCTCGTCACGAAGGACGTCAAAGACCGGGCGAAGGCGCAAACCATCTTGGAGAACGCGATCAAGATGGGCGTGCCCGTTTCGCTCGGCGCCTACTACGAAGAGACCGGCGTCCCTCACCCCGACGAAGGCGAGCCCGTGATCGTCGCGAGCCCCGACGCCATGGGAAACATGATCGGTCACATCGTGTTCCCCGAGAGCTGGGACGGTCCGCGGATCGGCGAGCCGCCTGCATCGGATGAGGGCGAGGCCAAGTCCGAGGAGCCGATCTACGCCTACCACATCGAGCAAAACATCGTGGCTCGTGACGAGGCTCGCGCGAAGATGAACCTGCCACCGCTGCCCGGCGGCGCCGGCTCGGTCGAGACGCTGGCGGCCAACCTCCAAGCCGCGGCCGAAGCCGCGAAGCAGGGCGGCGCACCGCCCGGCGCGCCCGGCGCGCCAGGCGCGCCGCATCGTTCGTTTCCACCACGCGCCGCACCCGCTGCGGACAAGCCGAAGGCGCCGCAGGATTCACCGGCAACGAGCGACGAAGAAGCGACGCGCCGTCTCGCGGAGCGCGCGCGCGTCCTCGCCGCGGCGCACCACGCGCCGACGGTCAACGGCACCGAGGCCGAGCTGGTCTCGCGCGGCGTGCGCGAGGGCGTCCGGCACACCGCGGTCTGGGCGCAGTCCCTCGTCGACGCGATCGATGATGAAGGACACGATCATCTCGCCGCGCACCGCGCGCTCACCAAAGCCGCCGACGCGTTCAACCTCGAAGGCTTCGCGCGCGCGATCGAGCGCACCACGATCCTCTCTCTCGCGCTCGGCGCGCTCGACAGCGCCTGGGAGAGCGCGGCCGACGCTACGCCGCAGCAGGCGAGCTTCCGCGAGGCGCGCGGCGACGTGCTCATCCTCGCGAGCCCCCTCGGTGCGCTCGAGATCCCGCAGTTCACCACCAAGCCGTTCGCGGAGGCGATCTCAAGCTTCCTCGGGAAGAACATCGTCTCGCGCCGCTTCTTCGATCGCCTCACTGCCGAGGCGAAGCGCCGATCGTTCACCGTCGCTGGGCTCGCCCAAAAGCGCATGCTCGTGGTCGCGCACGAGGAGCTGACGAAGGCCATCACCGAGGGGATCGATCTGCGCGAGTTCCGCGCGCGGCTCGCGCAGCGCTTCGAGTCGAACGGCTGGACGCCGCTCAACAAGTCGCACGTCGAGACCGTCTTCCGGACCCAGGTGCAAGGCGCGTATGCGAGCGGGCGCGACGTCCAACAACGGCAGCCCGAGGTGCTCGAGGCCCGACCGTACTGGCAGATCCAAGGCGTGAAGGACGATCGCACGCGCGACGCGCACGCGGCCGCGCACGGCAAGGTGCTTCACTACTCCGATCCCTTCTGGACGCGCGCGCCGCTCCCCTGGGGTTTCAACGAGCGTTGTCGCCGCGTGACGCGCTCGGAGGCGGACCTCGCGCGCCTCGGCCTCCAGGTCACGAACGGCGCGATGCTCAGCGGCCTCCCCGACGAGGGCTTCGACGCGGGCGCCGGCGGCCTCTTCGAGCGCGGGCGCGCGAGCTTCGTCGAGCTCTGCGTCTATCTCCCCGCGATCTGGCTCGACGCGGCCAGCGATGGGGCCGCGCGCGGCCCCAAACCGGAACCCGCGGCGGCGCCGGCCGCGCACGATGGGGCCGCGCGCGGCCCCATCGTGCGGATCTACGCGGACTCGCTGGTTGTCCTGATCGACCGGCCCGAAGGCACCGTCGAGACGGGCACCAGCGCGGACGGCACCGAGTGGTCGCGCACGTGGCCCTTCGACGGCGGCGAGCTCCCCGGCACGCAGGCGGGCGACGGCGAGCCGATCGACGTCTTCTGCGGCCCCAAGGCCGACGCGCCGATCGCCTTCTGGCTCGTGCAGAAGGGCGACGATCCGGAGCTGCGGCTCGCGCTCGGCTGGGAGAACGAGGCGGCCGCGCGCGAGGCTTACGGATCGGTCGTGCCGATCGAGATGCTCGACCGCGTGATCGCGCAACCCGTCGAGCACGTGAAAGCGATCCTCGGCCTCGCGCCCGACGCGAGGCATCTCGAGGTGCGCAGGCTCGCGGATCCGACGCTGCTCGTTGCAGGCTGGGAGCGCGAGCTGCTCGACGACGGTCCGCTGGAGTTCGGCCACGAAGAGCAACTGCGGAGCGAGGTCGGGAAGTTCACGCCCAACGGCGAGGGCCACATCTCGGCCGCGGCCCACGTCACGGAGGTCTCCGCGCCGTTCGCCACGCACGGCAACACGCACCACCAAGATCGCGTGCAGTGGGCGGGCGTGAAAGCGAAGGCGCTCGGCAAGCCGGTCTACGTGATCCCCAACGCGAAGGCCGGGCATCTCGACGGCGGAGTCTCTCTCAAGACGAGCCCGCCGAAGAAGGGGCCGTACCACGCGGTCCATCCGGACGGCTCGATCACGCACCACTGATCTCGACGCGCGACGCGCGGGCGGGTAGCTTCCGATCTCGCCCCTCGGGGCGGCTCCCTTTCTGGCTCCCGGGGGCGCGCGCGGAGGAGCCCACCAACAACAGCGACGCGGAATGACGCCCCGGCTTGTCCCCCCGAGCCGGGGCGTCGCTTTTGGCCGGCGGCCATCGCGTTCGGATCGCGCCATGCCCCTCTTGACTTCCGTCGATTCCCGGAAGCCCGGCGATCGGCTACGTTCTGCCCATGGCTCTCTCCACCATCCCCGTTCGCGCCGCCAACTTTCTCACCTCCGCGCTGTATCGGGCGCTCGTCGTTCTCCGCGGCGAGGTCGAGACTCGCCTCGCTGCCGCGGAGGCCTCGATCGCCGCGAGCCTCCCGGTCTCGAAAAAGACGGTCACCATCGGCCACGCCGATCTCACCGATGCAGTGGCCGGCGAGGCGCAGGCGATCAACCTCTCCACCGCGCTGCCTTCCAACGCGCGGATCGTCGGCACCGACATGCGCTCGTACACCCCGTTCACCGGCGGCTCGGTGTCCGCGGTCACGTGCGACATCGGCACGAGCGGAGACGTCGACGCGCTGATCGACGGCGCCGATCTCCAGACGGCGGCGGTCGACGGCGGCCCGGCGACGATGCCCAAGGGCGTCCGGCCCAACAAGACGTTCGCCTCCGGCGGGCAGCTCCTCGCGACCTTCTACCCGGACGGGGGCCACGCGCTCGACGCGCTCACCGCGGGCAGCATCGTGATCGACGTGCTCTACGTCGTGCTCGCGTAATCGAGGGAGGCTCGACCGCACCATGCCCCTCGCCCTATCCGTCCTCGCCCGTCGCGCCATCTGGGCCGCGCGCGTGCCCAAGCTCTTCTCCGACTGGATCGAGATCGCCAACGACACGGCGGACCCGATCCAGGTCGAACTCGGCGACGCGCGATGGATCCAGATCGCCACCGCGGGCAGCTACAAGGGCCACCATTCCGGCCCGTTCGAGATGACCTCGGCGGTCTTCGAAGAGATCTCGCGCAACTTCCATCGGCACCCCTCCTTCAAGCAAGGGCCGGGCGGCTACGGCGTCGCCGACGTGATCCCATTCGACTGGCGGCACGCGAGCGAGAAGAGCCCGGCCGAAGGCGGCGCGCTCGCGATCGTCACGCAGGCGGCGCAAGGATGGGCGACCGATCTCCAGGTGCGCACGATCCCCGTCGCCGCGAAGGACGGCACCGGACGCCCCACGATCGACACGCGCCCGACTCTCTGGGCGCTCGGGCGCATGCTGGAGCCGGCGAAGACCATGATCAAAGAGGGCCGGATCAAGTGGACCTCGGTCGCGATCTGGCCCGACACGCCCGACCCCGTGACGGGCGAGAACATGGGGACATATCTCAGTTCGATCGCGCTGACGAACGACCCGTTTATTCAAGGCATGTACGCCATCGCGGCCGATCGCTCTGCGGCTCCTGTGCTCGCGTCCTCGCGCTGGATCGACCCTTACGACATGCCCACGACCGCGAGCGGTGTGCTCGAGCGCCTTCGTCGCATCTTCGGCCTCGCGGAGATGGCCGATCTCGGTGAGGTGCTCCGGCAGATCGCGACGCTGCGCGCCGCGGCGCTCGGCACGATGGCGGCGCCGCCGGGCGTCGACATCCCCGAGCTGGTCGGCGCGTTGCGCTGTCTCTTCAACCTGCCCACGCTCGAGACCGTCGAGCGCGTCTTCGAAGAGGCGGATAAGCTCGTCGCGGCCATCGCTTCCGAGCAGGCCGCCAAGAACGCGCCGGCGCGTCAGCCGGCGTCGCCGGCGCCGGCGACGAACACGATCCCACCGCCCATCGCTGCCGCGAGGGCGCCGAACACGAACCAAGATCCGAAGGAGACGATCATCATGAAGGAGCTCATTGCTCTACTCGCGGCGGCGTTCCGCTGCTCCCCGACCGAAGAGGCCGTCTTCGCCGAAGCGAAGCAGATGCTGACGCTCGATCGCAACGTCGACCTCAAGATGCTCTTCGGCATGGCCGGCGGCGACGGCGGCGACGCCGCGAAGGCCTACGAGAAGATCAAGTCCCTCATCGCGGCCGCCGCGCCCTACATGACGCCCGGCGCGCCGTCCAACGTCGAGGAGGCGACGCGCGCGCTCGTCAAGCAGTGCTCGGAGATCTCGACGCTGATGAAGGTCGTCCCCGAGCTGGCCTCCGTGCTGGAGATGTCCGCGGATGACGAGGACGAGGACGCGATGGGCGACGTCATGGGGGTCATGGCGAGCCGCGGCTACACGGCCGGCGCCGATGGCCGGCTCGCGCTCGATCGCGATGGCGCCGATCACGCGAACATCCTCCTGCACCGGCGCACCGGCGGCCTCGCGCAGTTCGCGAAGAAGCCCGCGGCGACCGCGAGCGCGACCGAGCTCCTCGCGTGGGTCACCGACGTCAAGACGCTGCTCGAGCAGCGCAAGCGCGCGCGCGCGGAGTTCCACGCCGAGTATTTCACGGAGCCCGAGCAGCCCGCCAACCACGGGCACTACCTCCTCGGCCGCCTCGCGGTCGGGCAGCGGGACAACTCCGCGACCGCGCTCGCGCGCGGGCCGCAGGCGCGCGTCGGCCAGAGCTTCGCCTTCGGCGGGCAGCGCCCGGGACCGGCGATGCCCGACCAACTCCCCGGCGGCCCGAACGCGCCGCAGCTCCCGGACCTCGCCGCGTTCTCCGGCAACCGCACGCAGCGCTTGCTCGCGGCGGCCGCGGAGCGCGCTGGCGCGCAGTGGCCGAAGCTCAACGACGACGAGCGCTTCGCGAAAAAGCGTGAGCTGGAGGCTCTGTACGTGAGCGCCGGGCACGACCTCACGAAGTTCGACGTCGTGAGCGCGTAGAGCCTCCCCTCGGAGGCATGAGCGGGGCGCTCGCGAAAAATCGCGGCGCCCCTTTCCGCTAGAGACCTTCTTCGATCATCATCAAGGACAACAGCCATGGCCTACACCCCCGAGTTTACCGAAGTCATCGACCCCGCCGCGCTGCGGACCATCGTGAACAGCTCCGTCGCCGACATCGGCCCGAACCTCTTGCTCACCGGCGACTACGCCACCGGCGCGCTCCCCGCTGCGATCTCCGATCCGATCATCGGCGTCACGCGCGCGACGATCTACGCCGGCAAGGGCGGCCGCACCGCGGTGCGCGGGTTCATGGCTATCTACGCCGGATCCGGCGGCGTCACGAAGGGTCAGCGCGTCATGCCCGAGGCTGCGACTGGCAAGGTGATCCCCTGGAGCGCGAGCGCGGGCGCGAACGCCACCGTCGTCGGCATCGCGCACACCACCGCTTCGGCGAACGGCCTGTGCATGGTCGAGTTCAACTGCACCGGGCAGCTCAGCCAGGGCGCCTGATCCTCAACCTCTGACCCGCTCCCGGAGAAGGACTCGAATCAATGCTCACGATCTTCACCTCGAACAAGAGCGCTCCCAGCGCTCCGCAGCGTCGCTTCGGCCTCGGCCTCTCTCGCGGCCCCGGCCTCACGCAGCAGCTCGACGCCAGCCGCAGCGGTCGCGCCGACACGCGCGCGCCCGAGCGGTCGAACTGGACTCCGCCGACCGCGCGCGAGTTCTCGCGCGTCAACAACCCCAACACGATCCCGATCCAGCTCGTCGGCGACACGGAGGGCACGCAGCGGATCGGCGATCGCGTGCTCAAGCCCGGCGAGCGCATCACGCTGGAGTACGATCAGGCCGAGGGCGTGCTGCTCGACCGCAGCGGCCACGCCGTGATGTTCGGTTTGACGCCGAGCGACGTGCACGATCCCACCGAGTTGGGAACGTACTTGGCCGGTTACAACAACGAGAATTTCCGGCACGAAGAAGCCGCGCAGGTGATCCCCGTCACGATGGACGAGGACAAGTACCGTACGTTCAACTCCTCGGCCGCGTTCAAGCCCGTCACCGTCAAGACGGATGACGACGCCACGCCGGCGGAGGTGAAGGTGACGAGCAGCCTCACCAACTACAAGGTCGTGGTGCGGCGAATCGCGGCCTTCATCCCCGATCCCACCGCGAAGCAGGTTTCGAACAGCGGCTATGACTTGCGCTTCGTGCACATGAAGCGCTGCAAGCGGGCGATCAACATGGACCTCGAGCTCGACGTGCTCGGCTCCAGCGGGCTGCTCACCACGAGCGGCAACTGGAACTCGAACAACGCGGTCGCACTCGCGGCGAACTACGCCTGGGGCGACACCACGGGCAACTCTGCCAACGCGGGTGCGCTCTCCGATCCGATCGCCGATCTCAACGCGCGCATCGTCGCCAGCGCCGCGCTCATCAGCGGATGGATGATGAACCACCGCGTCGCGCTCTGCTTCCTCTCCCACGAGAAGGTTCGGAGCTACATGCGGCAGTGGCTCGGCGACGCCAACGCGACCTCGATCGCGCGCCAGGTCGCGCAGGCGCGTGGCGCGGGCGTCTTCGACTTCGAGCTCCCGATGATCGGCGCCGTGAAGGTGAACACCGCGCGCGTCGAGAGCAACACCGCCGGCACCACCACCGACTACATCATGCCGAACGTCGTGCTCGGCCTCACGCAGCCGCCGGGCGTCCCGACGAACGGCGAAGAGATCGCCACCGCCTACAACTTCCGGCGCAAGGGGCCGGCGGGCGTCGGCTTCTTCACGCGCGAGGTGCGGTTCGACGCGCGCGGTGCGGGCGGCACGATGATCATCGTCGAGGAAGCCTCGATCCCGACCATGACCAGCACGATCGCCGGTGGCTTCATCGGCGACATCCTGCAGTAGTCTCGCAGGTGGGAGCGGCCAGCGCGGCGCTCCCTCACCACCATCACCAGGAGATGCCCATGCCCCCCCCGAAGCCGGTTCCCGAGCCCGTCACCGCGGCCGTCACCGCGGCCGTCGCCGCGGAGGCCACCAAAGAGAAGCCCACCACCGAGCCCGTCGCCGCGACAGCGATCCCCGTCGAGCAGATCGTCGCGCTCGCGGCCGATTCGGTCATGACGAAGCTCACGCCCGTTCTTCAAGAGCTCACCTTCGGTCTCACCAATCGGATTCACCAGCTCGTCGAGGAGAAGATGAAGCCGCTCGCGATCGACGAGCGCGACCAGCTTGTGCACGAGATCGAGCGCGACGAGCGCGGCGGCGAGCGCGTGCACGACGCGGACATCCCCTTCCTCGCGCAGGCCCTCACCGATCCGCAGCTCGATCGGCTCCTCGCGATGCGCCGTGGCAGTTCGAACGCTGCGCGCTGGGCAGCGCTCGGTGCGGTCCCGGGAAAGCACCTGGTCGCGACCGGCGGCGTCAAGCTCACGTATGACGGCAAGGCGCACCTCGCGCAGAAAGACGAGGTGCTCGAAATCGCCAAGCTCGATCCGGAAGAGATCGAGGGGCCCAAAGGCTTGCGCAAGCGCGGCCATCTGGTCGGCCCCGCCGACGCGATCGCGCCGCACTGACCTCCTCCTCGCTCGCGCGCCTTGATCGGCTTACGATCGGCGCATGAGCATCCCCCTCCTCATCGAAGACGCAGATCTCGAGCTGGCGATCGGCGCGGAGACCTTCGCGCAGCTCTGCGACCACGCGGGGCGCGGCGAAGCGCAGCCGCGGATCGTGCAGCACATCCTTCGCGTGGGCAGCGACGAGGCCGCCAACCTCCTCGCGCCAGGCTTCTCCACCGACGAGATCATCGCGCTCGTGCGTCGGGACGCGGCCTTGCGCCACAAGATCGCGCTCATCGGGATCGGCGTGGCCGGCGTCGCGCGACGCGAGTTCGCCGACGCGCAGGGGAAGTTCTTGTATGCCGACGCCGCGCAGAAGGCGCGGGCCGAGATCTCGGCCGTCGGCACGAAGAAGGAGCGCTCGGCCGCAGAGCAGCAGAACGGCTCGATCAACCGGCGCGTCGGGCCGCGCGTCGGGCAGCGCGTGAATCGCCCGCGCTACTTCGTCTTCGCCGACGCGCGCGGCACGCGTGGGAGCGGGGGCTACTGATGCCCGGCGCGGGCGACATGATCGATCTCGACGTCGAGCGCTTCGCGAAGGTGGTGGCTGAGCTCGGCACGACCTCGGACCGGCTGGAGCCGACCATGACCGTCGCCGCGGAGATGCTCGTCAGCGAGGTCCACGATTTCTGGATGAGCGCCGGCGGGGGCACGTGGCCCGCGCTCGCGCCCGCCACGCTGGAGAAGCGGCGAGGCTCGATCGCGCAGATCCTGATCGACACCGGCCGCGGCATCGGCAGCTTGCAGGCCTCGAGCGGGCCAGACTTCGCCGAGGCGGCCACCGACGTCGACTACATGCGGTACCACTGCGGCGACGGTGCGCGCACCGTGATCCCGAAGCGCGATCCGTTCGACCTCCCCGAGGTCGCAACCGCCCGCGTCGTCGAGTACGTGCTCGCCGATTACGTGTTGAAGTGGGCGGCCGGAGGTTCGAAATGACCGCGTTCCAGCCCGACGCCTTTCCCCACTGGCACTCCATCTTCAGAATCAAATACGCCGCGATGTCCGCGCTCGCGCCCCTCACCGGCACACGCGCGACCGGATCGGTGACCGCGCGCGCATCGAGCGCGACACCGGCCACGATCCCGGTGAACACCTACGGCGTCCCCGTGGTGATCACCGCGTCGTCTTCGCGCCTCGACTTCCGCCGCATGATCAAGACCACCGCGGAGGTCACCGTGCGCCAAGCGGGCACCGAGGTGCCGATCATGAGCATGCTCGGCGGCGACTACCAAGGCCTCCCCGAAGGGACGGAGATCCATTGGTACCCCGAAGCGTTGCCGGGCATCCATCCTCACGCCGTGGTGACCACTGGAGGCACGACGGGCGGCGTGAGCAGCGAAGGCCTCGTCGCGGTCAAGCAGGTGCTCAGTTTCGAGAGCCTCGGAGCACAGAAGGTCGCGGAAGCGATCTGGAAGGCGGGCACCAACGACTTCCCCGCGGTGATCGTCGCGTGGGAGGGCGCTTCGGATGGACGCGTCGTCGGCGTCGGGCAGACGCTCAAGCAGCACTCGCTCACCGCGTTCGTGGTGGTCACGCGCTTCGACGGGCACAACGCGCGGCGCGAGCAGGGCGAGGCCGTGCTGTCCGCTGTCGAGCACGAGCTCTCGTATCGCGCGCAGGTCGACGACGAGATCTTCAGCTCGCCGCCCACGGTCCCCGGGCCGATCAACCGCTACGCCATGGACCCAGGGAGCTACGTCTACGCGTTCAAGTTCTCGGCCAACCACGCGACGAAGCGGCAGGATCATCGCGACGGGACTTACACGCGGTGGCTCAGGTCGAGACAGAAGATCCAGACGCCCGACGACGGCACGATCCAGCCCCCGGCCGATCCGCTCGTGGTCGTGGATCAAACCGAAGACATGCCCTGAGCGCGGGTATGCTCTGGCGATGCCCAACCTCTACGTCACTCCCGTGCCTGGCAAGGTCGTCTCTCGCTTTGGGTCAGCCACGCGAACCTCGAACAACGAGCCGATCGGCTACCAGCGCAACCGGGAAACCGGCGCCTTCGACCTCATCGATCCGGAGATCGTCGTGATGATCCCGGAAGCCGAGGCGACGCGCTTCGCCGCTCAGTACAACACCGCGATCCGCGTCGAGGGCGCGCTCATCGTGCGCAAGGAAGAAGACTTCAAAGCGTGGCGCGCGAAGGTCGTGGCGCGCCAAGAGCCGGCGCGCGCTGCGGCTCCGCCGGCTCCGCCTCCGGTGGAGGTCGCGGAGCTGGCGACCGCGGAGCTGGCGCCCGCGTAGCGCCGCTCCGGCGGCTCGATGCGCTCGCAGGGGGATCGTGTACGATCCTCGCCCATGACCACGCTCCCCCTGGCTATGAGCCCCACGCAGCGCACGCCCGGCGTTGCGGTCCTCATCGACTTTCTCGCCGAGGCCACCTCGGCGGGATCCGCCTCGCTCCGAGGCCTCATCATCGCGCCCAAGGCGTCCACCGGATCGATCACCAGCGACACGGAGATCGTGCAAGGGCTCGCCGGCGCGGCCGGTGCGTCGACGTACCTCGGCGCCGGCTCTCCTGGGCACCTCGCCGCGAAAGCGCTCTTCCGCGAGCTGCCCCTCGCGAACATCGATCTGATCTCGCCGACGCCGAGCACGGGTGCTTTCGCCACCGGCACCTTCACCTTCGACGATTCGCAGGGGTCGAGCACCGACATCACAGCAGCGCGGACCGTCACCGCGACGATCGCGGGCCGCGAGATCTCGATCCAGTGGCTCGTCGGCGAGACGCGCGAGCAAGCCGCGACGAAGCTGGTGACCGCCATCAGCGCGGCCTCGGATGATCTCCCCGTGTCAGCCGCGAACGCCGGCGGGACGAGCGCCGTCTGCACGATCACGAGCAAGGTCAAGGGCACGTGGGGCAACGACATCCTGACTTACGTCGATGTCTCCGGCGGCACGGGCGGGAGCGTGGTCGCGGGCGCCGCGGCGATGGCGAGCGGCGCGGGCGAGATGGACATCACCACCGCGCTCACGAAGATCATCAACACCGAGTACGACTTCATCCTGCTCGTCACCTCGAACGCTGACGCGGTGAGCGCGAGCACGAGCAACCCCTCGCGTCTCAAGAGCTATCTCGACACGTACGGCGAAGGGCAACCCGCGCTCCTCCAGCAAGGGATCTACGCCTGCACCTCGACGCTCTCCGGGCTGAAGGCGGCGACGGCGGTGATCAACTACGGCCGGACCCAGGTGCTCCTCGCGCGCACGTGCCAGTCGCTCCCGTGCGAGTGGGCCGCGGCCGAGATGGGCGCGCGCATGCGCGAGCGCGCGAAGTACGCGGTCAAGAACAGGATCCACATGGTGTACCGCGCGACCCTCTACGGTCCGCGCGATCACGTCACCAGCGACCTCTCCGCCGTCGAGATCGAGGACGCTTTGCAGCACGGCATCACCCCCATCACGTTCAATTCGACGTTCGTCCCGTGGCCCGAGCGCCCGATCACCACCTACTGGAAGGACACGAGCGCGGCCCCCGACGATCGGATCCTCGACGTCACGCGCGTCGACGGCATGTTCACCGTCGCGAAGGATCTCCGCAGCACGATCCCCGCGCAGTTCCAAGGCAAGAGCCTCTCGCCCGATCTCCCCACCGGCGACGATCAGCTCCCGCCCGATGTCGTCGAGATCGGCACCGTGCGCGCCTTCGTGGTCGCGCGCTGCCGTCTCTGGCAGGGCCGCGGCGTCCTCCGCAAAGACAAGCTCGACGAGGCGATCGGCACCCGCGACGAGCCTGGCGAGCTCCAGGTCGTGATCAACGAGACCGACGCAACCCAGGTCGACATGCTGATCCCGCTGGCGACGATCCCCCCGCTCGCGAAGTTCAGCATGTACTTCACGCAGGCCGCGTAGCCGGCTCGCTCACCACACCAACGCAGGAGATCAACCATGGCCGGCGAAGACCTTGGACAGTACCCGAGAGGGCAAGCGAACCTCAACGGAACCTCGTCATACCAGATGACGGACCTCACCTACACTCATACCAACGGCGCGAAGCTCAAGAGCACGTTGCGCAAAGACCCCGGCGGCTTCGTGCGCGGCGCGCGCGCGGTGTCGGGCTCGATGAATTTCATCATCGACGAGAACGGCGAAGAGCTCGACTTCACCACCGCCGTCGAGGAGATGATCCCTCAACAGATCACGCTCAAGCTGCCCGGAGGAGACATCAAGTACCTCAACTGCGTCTTCACCGAGGAGGGCGCCGACATCACCTTGGAGGATGGTGTGAAAAAGCCGGTGAAGTTCGTCGGCTACTTCGTCACGATCTTCTGAGCCTCGCTCGACTTCGGCGCGCCGCGTATGCTCGGCGCCATGCCCGAACCCACCCGCACCAAACGCTTCAGCACCAACATCCTCGCGTGGCTCGCCGGCAAAGGCCCGGACGACTTCAAGGCGATCCGCGCCGGGAAGCACCTGCTCTTCCCCGACGCGATCACCTACTACGACGGCGAGCCGCGCGAGGATCCGGTGATGATCCGCGAGCCCAAGCTCGTCGACCGCACCGCTGCACGAATCGACGCGATCACCTACGTCGCGAAGCGGGTTCCGAAGTCCTCGACGTTCAAGGTCGAGACGTTCGAAGACGCGTGCAAGTTCATGGGAGGCGACGAGTTCGACGCGATCGAGCGCGCGGCCGTCGTCGCGCGCTGCACCCATGACCCGAATCAGCCCAGCGTCACGCTGGAGCCGGGCAAGATCCCGCCCCCCTGGCGCGACCTCACGCTGCTCATCGCCGACTACAGCGAGCGCGCGATCTATGACCTCTACGAGCGCATGGCCCTCCTCGGGAGGATGTTCTCGCCGCGTCTCGAAGAGCTGACCGAAGAAGAGATGTGGGCCGCGGCGAACTTCATCGCCACGAAGGAGAACGCCAGCCCTTTAGGCGCTATGGGCGCCGCCACGCAGCTCGTCTTTCTCATCTGGGCGTGCAAGCAGGCGTCTCGGGCGCGAGCGATGTCGAGCTCCTCGTCCACCTGATCGACGATCTCGAGTGCGGCGCCGTGCCGCTCGAAGAGCTCAAGACGATCTTCCACGGCGACGAGCGCTACTGGAACGTCATCCGCACGATCCAGAAGCTCGAGCGCGAGGCGGCCGCGCCGCCGCGCCCACCGAGGAAGAAAGTGGTCCCGGCCGCGCCCGGCGCGCGCGCGCGGATCGACTCCCAGAAGCAGCGCACGGATCTCCTCCGGCGCGCGCGTGAGAAGGGCTCGCGGTAGGATCTCGGCGTGTCCGAGAAATCCGCGTCCATCAAGCTCACGCTCAATAAGTCCAGCTTCAAAGACGGCGTGAAGGACGCCGAAAAAGACGTCAAGTCGTTCGGCGAGCAGGCGCGCGGCGCGCTCAACCGCGCTTTCAAAGACGGGATCAAGGGCAGCGACGAGGCGATCAAGGGCATGTTCAACACGATCAAGAGCGGGCTCGTCGCCTTCTCGGGGATCGGGGGCATGCTCGGCACGACGGAGCTGATCCGTGCGGGCATGACCACGCAGGGCGTCTTCAAGGGGATCGCCGTCGGCATGCGCGCCGGCACCGGCGAGGCCCAGAACTTCCGCGACCTCATGGAGGACGGCACCAACGCAGCTACGAAGTGGGGGAAGGACGTCGACGAGCTCGGCCACGCGATGAAGCGCGTCTGGGAGGAGACCGGCGACAAGGACTTCACGAAGGACTCGATCAACACGATCGCGATGGTCTCGCGCGCGAGCCGCGAGAGCGTCGGCATGATCGGCGAGCTCTCCGGCTCGCTTCACGAGAAGTTCGGGATCACCAATGGCGAGCTGGAAGGGACGCTCGCGGCGGTGCTCTCGCTCGGCAACAAGGGCGGCGTGACCGTCGAGGAGCTGTCGCAGCGGATCGGCTTCATCGGCTCCGTCGCGCGCGAGGCCGGCTTCAACGGGCAGGCTGGCTTCCAGAAGATGCTCGGCCTCCTCAACATGGCCGACGACGGCGGCAAGAATTTGCGCAAGAACCTCGGCGCGGTGAGCCAGGTGCTCCTCGAGCTCGGCAACAAGACCGAGCGCGCCAAGCTCGCGATGAAGCTCGGCATGGACCCGAGCGCGATGAAGGGCGACGCGACCGAGATGATCGGCCAGATCATGAAGGCCACCGGCGGCAAGCGCGAGAAGCTCGAGACCGCGTTCACCGGCGAGGCGCTCGCCTTCATGCTCGACTTGGGCAAGCAGTACAGCAAGGCCTTCGACGACGCGAAGGGCGACACCAAGACGAAGACGAAGGCGGCCGTCGACGCGTACACCGAGTCGCTCAACAAGGCCTCGCAGAGCCAACTCTCCGCGACGGACCTCAACGAGATGGCCGCCGACTCGATGAAGGACGGCCCCGCGAAGATGGAGGCCGCGATGCAGAAGATGCGCGCGGCCTTCCTGCGGCCCGAGATCAGCGACGCGATCGGAAAGCTCGCGGACGTGCTGCCCAAGCTCGTCGAGATGCTCGGGTCAGTCGTCGGCTTCGCGGCGGAGCACCCGATCGCCGCGGGCGCGATGGCCGTTGGCGGCATGGGCGCGAAGGGCATGATCGGCGGGATGGGCTCCTCGCTCCTGTCCGCGGGCATGGGCGGGCTCACGCAGAGCATCGCCAGCGCGCTCGGCGCGGGCGGCGCGGTGGCAGGGCAGACCGCCGGCGCGGGCGTCGCCGCGGGCCTCGCGGGCGCGGCGCCGGGGGCGGGGAGCGCGCTTGGCGGGAGCCTCGCCGCGGTCGCGTCGCCCCTCATGGCGAACGCGCTGGCGATCGCCTTCGCAGCCGCGGCGATTGCGGCGCTCGACACGTATCAGGAGAACGACAAGAAATCGAAGGGGCACGGCGGGGAATACTCGATGCTCAACGTCCGCCGAAATCTCGGTAAGGCCAACGAATGGCTGGGGATGGATGCTGACTCGTGGATGGGGCTTCCGGGCGGCATCGGCGAAGAGGACTACTGGAAGCAGCGCGCGAAGCTCACCGGCGAGAGCAACCGCTACTCGACAGCCGACGACGCCGAGGCCGCGATGAAGCGCAAAGAGGCGCGGCAGGTCGGGCACGAAGGCGACGAGCAGGCGATGGGCGCGAGCTTCAGCGAGGAAGCCCTCTTCTCCGACGGCGGTGCGAGCGAGAGCCCGTACGTGCTCGGCCCGCTCGCCGCGCTCGCGAAGCCCACCCCGAAAGCAGCGACGACGCACGCGCAGCCGAAGAGCGCGGAGGACATGCGCCTTCTCGCGCAGATGCTCGGCGGCGAGCTGAAAGTGCGCGTGATGAACCCCGAGCAGCTCCGCGAGGGCAGCGCCGGAGGCGGCAGCCCGCGCCCCGGGTACGTGCCCAAAGAGCAATGACCGGCGCACCGCGGTAGGATCGCCGGCATGGCTGCAGACACCGAGGTGATGCCCAAGTTTGCCGTCGCGACGTGGACGTGCGCCGGCGCGCTCCCGATCCCGATCGCCGTGGTGAGCGTGACGAAGGAGATCGAGAACGGGCTCGTGAAGCAGCGCCGCCCGTACCGCAAGGGCGCGAAGCTCGACAACATGTCGCGCGAGACGATCGTATGGACGATCGAAGCGTGGTTCTTCAACGGCTGCGAAGAGGAGGGGATCCCGTACACGGGCTACTACCCCGCGTACCTCAACGCGCTCGAGGCGAGCATCGAGGTCGAGCAAACCGGCACGCTCACCATCGGGCGCGACGGGCCGAAGCGCGGGCAGCTCAAGCACCTTCGCACCGCGGAGACCGCCGACCAACGCGATTGCGCCGTCGTGCAGATCACGTTCTGGGAGGACACCGAGGACACCACCACGAGCGCGACCTTCGCGCCGACCGCGACGAGCGAGGTCCCCGTGCTCGCGGATGTCGTCGGCGAGCTCTCGCTCGACACCGGCGTCTGGAGCGACGACGTGATCGCGTTCGGCGAAGCGATGGGTTCGCTTGCGACGGTGATCTCGACGCCGGATGATCTGCTCGCCGATGCGCTCGCCACCGCGGGCCGCGTGATCCAGCTCGCGCAGCTCATCGAGGATGAGTTCTCGATCTTCTACGATCAGAGCGTGCCCGACGGAGCGCGCCTCGCGCTCGACCCCGATGCGGCCCCGCTGGTGATGGCGCTGCGCCGCTCGCAGGACCGTGCCGCGCGCGCGCGCGCCACCCTTCTCGAACGTGTACCCACGCGGGCGCCGGTCACCTTCGGGACCGTCGTCTCGATCTTCCAGGTCGCCGCGCAGTACAACCAGGACATCGAGGATCTGATCTCGATGAACACCGGCAACCTCGACCCGGGCACCTTCTACGCGATCCCGATCGGTCACCCCGTGACGATCGATCCCTCGCGTACCTCTGCGAGCACCACGTGAGCACGCGCGCGCGCGATCAGGTCCGCGTGATCACCGACGAGGGCGAGTTCACGGCGTTCAAGTCGATCGAGCTGGCGCACGACTTCGCCGAGGTGGCGAGTTGCACATTCGCCTTCGGCGACGATGGGAGCTGGCGCACCGTCGCGCGCATCGTGCAGCCGGGCCGCGCCGTGCGCGTCTCGCTCAACGGCTACCGCATCTTCACCGGGCGCTTCGAGGCGCACAGCGAGCCGACCTCCTCCGCGCAGGGGATGCAGATCCACGTGACCGCGCGCACGAAACTCTCTGACGCGCGCGTGGGATCCGCAGATCCTGGGCTCACCTTCAAGAACACGACGCTCAAGGCCTTCCTCCTCAAGCTGTTCGCGCCGCTCGGGTACGGGCCCAACGACTTCCAATTCGCGGCCGCTGCCGATCGCAACCTGCAGACCGGCAAGCGCCCCGGCTACGCCAAGCCCGTGGACCTCGAACCGATCAAGTTCGACCAGCTCAAGGTGAACCCCCCCGAGACGATCTGGGAGTGCGGCTCGCGCGTGCTGAAGTGGCATCACCTGATGATGTGGGACGGGGCCGATGGGCGGATCATCGTCGGCCGGCCCGACGACACGCAGTCGCCGCTCTACGAGTTCCGCTGCTACCGAGGCGCCGGGAGCGAAGGGAACAACATCCTTTCGATCCGCCCGAGCGTCGATTGGAGCGAGCAGCCCGGCGAGATCTGGGTCTACGGGCACACGCCCGGATCCGACGTGCGCAAGAGCCGCAACCGCGGCGTCGCCGTGGATCTCGACGTCGCAGCGGAGTTCGCGCGCAGCGGCAACTTCAACCGTCGCGTGATCATCCCTTCCGACGGCGCGAAGAGCTCGGGCTACGCGCAGGCGCAGGCGCGTCGCGAGATGGCTGCGCGCTCGAAGGCCAAGCTCGCATGGGAGGTCGAGGCCGACGGCTGGAGCCAGTGGCAGGGCACGAGGGGCTCGATCACCTTCGCGATCAACACCGTCGCGAACGTCGACTCGAACGTGCATCCGGGCCTCGGCGGGCCGTTCATGATCCACAACGTGCAGCGGTCTCTCTCCGCCGAGGATGGCCCGAAGACGAAGCTCCAGCTCGTCGCGCGCGGCGTCTACGACATCTGATCGCGCTACCCTCGCCGCATGGCGATCTCGCTCTTCGATCGGATCTTCGCCTTCGTCGACATCGCGGCCTCGTCGCTCGGTGCAGGAGGCTCGGGCTCGGTGCTCGTGAACCTCCGCGCGCTCAACGCCAGCGACACAGACGTGGACGCCGAGCAGGTGACCGGCGCCGAGCTCTACGGCGTGACCGGCTTCCTCTTCCGCCCGCGGGATCAGGACGTCGACGGCGCGGCCGAGGGCATCGCCGCTCGCCTCGACGCTGGGATGATCGGCGTGGCCTCCCGCGATCTCCGGGTCTGGAAGGCGCGCGGCGCGCTCGACAAGGGATCGATCTCGATGGCCGGCTACTCCGGCGCGCACATCACGATCCTCGACGCGCGCGCGGGCACCACCAAGGGGCGAACCGAGACGCGGCAGCCGACGCAATTGAACAGCACCGCGCCGCACGTGCTCGCCCTCGACGGTGCGATCGGCGCCGAGGTGATCACCGTGCATCACGCGCTCGGGCACGAGATCACCATGGACCAGACCGGCAAGGTCACGATCTCCGGGCAGGCCGGCGTGACCACGCTCCAGCTCACCGACGCGGGCGGCGTGGTGATCACGAAGGGCGGCGGCGCGCAGCCCGTCGTGCTCGAGACGCTCCTCGTCTCCCTCCTCAACCAGATCACGGCCGCGCTCGCGCAGGCGAAAGCCGCAGGCGCGACACCATCGGCAGCAGCGATCGCCGCCGGCCTCTCCGCGATCAACGTGCCCACCGTGGGCACCGTGGGCAGCTCGGCCCTCTCGGCGAGCCCGTAGAGGAAAGCCCCGGAGCGCATCACGTGCCCGTACGCGATGCGCCCCAGGGCCGAGGACGAACGTAGCCGCGATCGCAGCGTGCGCGCTACCCTCCTCGGGTGACCCTCGGCATCCTGAGCAAACCGGCCGTCGGCTCCCCGCTCTCGTTGTGGGAGCCTCCGGATCCGACGGTGGTCCTCTCCGCGAGCTACCTCGTCGACGCGATCGATCCTCTGACCGGCGAGGTACAGAGCCTCACAACCGGGATGGACCCCACCGACGCGGCTCTGCTCACGCAGCTCCGCACCGTGCGCGGCAGCGGCGCGTCGGTGCTCGAAGATGGGCACAACCTCGACAGGATCGAGAACAACAACGGCGACGCGAAGGCCCGGATCGTCTTCGAACTGCAGCGGTTGGTGCAGCCCTTCCTCGACCGACGCGAGATCCAGCTTGAGCGCCCGATCGCAGATAGCGTCGACGCGGGCGAGGCCGAGGGCGACACCGCAGCGGCCGAGATCCTGTACGTGAATCTGAGAACCCGGGAGAAGCGCTCGATCCCGGTCACGAGGTAGAGCCCATGGCGACGGTGGCGACGAACGATCGGATCTTCCCCACGAGACTACGCGGCGAGCTCCGCGAGGACATGCTCACGAGCTTCCGCGTCGGCGCGCGCAAGCTCGTCGACCCGCGCACGGGCCAGCCCTTCACCGACGCGGAGATCGCCGCGGCGACCGCGAAGCAGTCGCCGAAATACATCGAGGCCGACGGGCTCGATCTCGTGCTCCAGCTCGAGCAAGCTCGCGCCCTCTGGCTTGCAGATCAGGTGCAGCAGAATCGCGCGTCGACGAAATTCCTCACCGACTTCCACGGACCGACTTGGGGGCTCTCGTATCTGCCCGCGTCGGGCGGCAGCGGAGACGTCACCGCGCCCTGCGCGCCGGGCAGCACCTTCCTCGGATCTACGACGCTCGGATCGGCAACGGCAGCCGTCGCGCGCGACCAGGCCGGGAAGAGCTATCAAGTCCTCTACACCGCGACGAGCGCTCTCGACGGAAGCCCGGCGACGCTCACCCTTGCCGCGCTCGATGGTGGTGAGGACACCAACCTCGCGGTCAACGCCGAGCTGCAATGGAGTCTCAACGCACCGATTGGGGTGCAGGGCCCGGCCAAGGTCGCGACGCAGTTCCTCGGCGGCACGAGCAAGGAGACCGACGCGCAGTTCGTGCGGCGGCTGCAGCGCCGCATCCGGCACAAGGGCGGCTCCGGCAACCGCGGCGAGCTCTGCGCGTGGGCCGAGGCGTACTCGAACGCGCTCGACGTGGCCTTCGCCTACAGCTCGATCCTCTATGCGGGCACCGGGCTGATCGTGCCGCTCCTGAAGCGCGCGTCGAACGTGCGCGGCCCGAACGGGCGCATCCCTGGGCTCGCGCTCCTCGCGCAGCTCACCGCGTACCTCGTGCCCCCCGCGTCGCCCGTCGTGCCCGATCTCGGCCTGCTATGGGTCGCACCGCCCGTCGCCACGTCGACCGACTTCGTGATCTCGCTCGCGATGCCCACCGGCACCGACGCGGGCTATGCCGACCCGAACCCGTGGCCGGTGCAGGCTGGCGGCATCGCGGTCTCGATCACCGCGCTCACCAACCAGACGCACTTTCAGATCCAGTGCAACACGGGGCTCCCGCTCGGCGTGACCGCGCCGAAGATGATGGTGTGGAACATCGACGACTCGAGCTTCGAGCAGCTCAACGTCACCAGCGTCACGCTCAGCGGCGGCATCACCTACGACGTCGTGCTCGGCTCGGCGCCGTCGGCGACGCTCTCGGTCGGCGCGTTCCTCTCGCCTTACAGCGCGCTCGCCGACACCACCGCCGACACCGTGCAGACCTACTTCGACGATCTCGGCCCTGGCGAGGTCGTGGACGTGAGCGGGACGAGCATCGATCCTCGCCGCGCGCGCGGGTACCGCTTCATCGTGCCGAACGAGGCGTACCCATCGCGCGCGGGCGCGAAGGTGATCTCGTATCTGGAAGAGGCGCTCGTCGGCAGCTTCGTCGACGGCAAGCTCGAGAGCGCGAGCATGGAGACCCCGACCGTGCCGACCGATCCTCTCGACGGTCCGGGCCTGCTCGTCGCTGGCAAGGTGATGCTCTCGCCGCTCTGACCGCTCGCCGCGATCGCGGTATGCTCCGCGCATGTCCGGCTTCCCCAACTACCCCTCCCGCGATGCGTTCGGCCCGACGATGGACCTGACGCGAGAGATCAACCCGCGGAGGGACATCGGGGGCCAGCGCTTCAACCTCACATGGTGGCAGCTCGCGGGGTGCGGTCTCATGGTCCCGCGCGCGTGGGTACTCGTCGCAGCGAACGGCACGCGCATCGCGTCGGCAGAGAGCTGGAATCCAAACCAGGAGAGCTCGCTCCATCCGACGACGGCGAAGATCGGGACCGGCGCATACACGATCACCTTCGCGGCGTCGGCGCCGGACGAAGAGGGCGTGACGCGCCTGCTCGGCCTGCGCGCCGTCGGCGTCTTCGTGCAGTCGACCACGCTGGGCGATCACGGCGTCGGCTCGGTCTCGGGCGGCAACGTCGCCACCATCGCGACCGGATCCGGCACGACCGCCGGCGATCAGTCGTTCCTCGCCGTGCTCTGGTGATGCATGGCAACCGGCGATCTCAACCCGCTTCCGTTCCGCACCGGCGGCGAGGACACGCCGACCATGCGCGTCTACAAGGCGCTGGTGAGCGCCGCAGGCAAGGGCGGCAGCGGCCCCGCGGACGGCCTGCGCGAGCTTTGGCGCCTCTGCATCGCGCGCGCGATCGCGGATGCTGGGGACGCGAAGGATCTCGCCGCGCTCCAGGCGTGGCCGAGCACCATGACCGTCGTGCTCCCCGAGCAAGAGCGTTTCCTGCATCTCCCTGTCGGCCCCAATGACGTAGCGCGCCGCGCGGCGGTCGGCGGCGCGCTCACGTACCAGGCGTCGGCCACGGGCCCGAACCTCGGCGCCGAACTGCGCGAGATCGATCCCGCGTTCACGATCGAAAAGGTCCCGTGGGAGTCGATTTCCGTGGTGATGCCTGGTCGCGTCTTCGCACCGCTGCCGGGCGCGAGCGGGCCAGCCTTCGGCGTGGGCCAAGCCGCAGACGTCAAGAGCGCTGCGTGGGCCAACTACTCGGACGCCTTCGTGCTCCGCGTGCGGTACTCCCTCACCGAAGGCGTGATCGAGATCCCAGCTCTCGCCGAGGTGCAGGCGAGCGCCATCCTGAACGAGCTGCTCCCGTGGCACATGGGCTTCGAGCTCTACGTCTGCACGTCCGGCGCCGAGGGCGATGGCTTCTACCTCGATGGAGGCGACGACGGCTCCTCGCTCCTCGGAGCGACCGCCCTGTGATGTAGCGCCCTCGCGCGCGCTCGGCCTATGCTTCCCCCGTGGCGAACTTCACGCTGATTCGGGCGCTGGGCTGGGCACTCAAGAGCCGTCTCTGGAATTACGAGATCCAAGAGATCGACACCCGCATCACCAAGACCATCAACGCAGCCGACGGGAGCTCGCACGCGCCATCGAGCCAGATCGTCGTCCATGGCAGCGGCATGGAGATCACACCGCTCGAGAGCACCGATGCGGATCTCGACATCGGCAGCGGGCACGCCGTGGATTTCCTCTCCGGCTCGGAGCTGATCCTTCGCAGCGGCGCGGCCCTCTCGGCGAGGACTGGATCTACCGTCGGCCTCTACGGCGCCACCGCCGTCGCAGATGGCGGGGCGGGCGGCACGAACGGGACGTTGTATATCGGCTTCGCCGTCCTCGGTGATGGGCATCTGATCGTCACGCAGTACGGCGACCTCACCGTGCAGAGCGGGGCCGCGGTCGCCTTCGACGCTGGCTCAGCGGTGAGCGATCGCGGCACGTGGACGATCGGGCAGGACTCCGCATGGTCGCGCAGCGGCGCGAGCGGGCACCTCGCGACCGAGACCTTCGGCGACTACTCGACGCTCACGTTCTCTGGCTCTGGCGCGAACGGCGGGCAGCTCATCATCGCGGCGAACGGCAAGCTCAACCTGAACCTCGGCGCGACGAGCACGTGGGCGAACGGATCGACCATCACCGACAACGGGGCGGCGCTCACGAAGACCGCGGGCACGTGGGCCTTCAACGGCAGCTCGATCATTTCGCTGGCGGGCACGAGCAAGATCGCCGTCGGGAGCACCGCGACGATCGACTTCACCAGCGGGGCCGAGCTGACCGGCACGATGCTGATCCCGTCGTCGGCGACGTTCAACCTGCACGCAGATCTGAACCGCCAGGGCGCCGACATCCCCTTCGGCTCCACCGCGTATCGCGCGCATCGTGTAGAGCTGACGCTGCCGGCCGGTGGGGGATCGTTCACTCCGACGACTTCGGAGACGTACTACCTTCCGACGATCCCCTCCGGCGGAAGCGACATCGTGTTGACGCTCGGAACGCCGAGCAAGCCGATCGACGTCTACTTCTATTCGCGAAACGTCGGCGACGCGCTCGCCCTCGGGCACGACTACATCATCAAGGCGAACAGCGGCCCCACCGAGCTCGCCAGGTTCAGGAACTTCTACTACTCCCCTGGCGTGCTCGGCTTCCGCTACACCGGCTCGACGTGGATCGTGATCTGCGCGATGGCAGACGGCGCGGAATACAACAACTCCACGGGCGGCACGGGAACGTTTGTGTGGGGCTAGTGCCCACCGTCCGCGCACGAGCAGACCAGCGACGAAGTTCCGGACGAGCGGCACGTGCCGATGCACGAGCCGTCGTCGCTCATGCACTCGCTGCCCTCTGCTGCATTGCTGTCCGAGCAGAAGATCGGCGCGTCGCAGGCTGCTCCGCCGGGGTCGGAAAGACTGCACTCGTACGCGTCGCAGCCCACGAGCCCACCCACAGCCGACGACGCTAGTAGAACGAAAACGCCAACGATTCTATACGCATGCATGATGATGCCCTCCGCGGTGCAACATGGCGTTCTTTGCGTCGCGTGTCGAGAGTGAACGTGCGTTGCCCTCACCCGCGAAGCGATCTGGTCGATCCGCCGATACACGCGTAGGGTTCGATCCATGCCGGCGTTCATGATCGAAGCGGCGAACATCTCCGGAGGGCAAGAGATCGCGTGGACCGATCCGCCTGGCTCGTCGCTCCCGTCGCGGCTCAATCCGAACCCCCAGCATCCGCACAGCTACCGCCTCGTCACCGTGCCCGGAACGCTGGTGATCCAGGCGCGCGTTGACGGCGTACTCGCCCCGCTCGATGCGAATCCCGTGATGGCCGGGCGCACCTTCAGCGCGACGATCGCGCGTTGGAGCGGGACCTTCCCGCCCGTCGTGACGCAGACCGCAGGGCAGTCGAGCGAGATCACCGTGCAGCTCGGCGCCGACAACCTCGGTCATCACCTGCTCCTGGTGACGCTCTCCGACAACGGCGGCTCGATCGGCGTGCCCTTCGACGGCACGTGATCGCCCGCGCGATGTAGACTCAGCGCGTGGCGAAGCTCGAAGACGTCTGCCCCTCCTACGTCGGCGCGAGGCTCATCGACTTGCAGCTCGTGAAGGCGCTCGAGACGCCGCTCGCCCGTCTCCCCGTGCTCATCAGGATCGCCACGCTGGAGGAAGCGAGCACCATCGGGCTCATGCTCCCGCTCGAGCTGCGGGTCACCGCGCCGAGTCCATCAGGCTTCATCCGCCACGTCTTCACGCGGATCGTGCCCACGCAGTTCGCCATCACCCCGCGCGAGGGAGGCAATCACCTCGTGTCGCTGCGCGAACTCGCTCATAACAGGTGGTGCGGGTCGCTCGTGATTGCCGTGCGCGGTGACGCACTCACGCTCGCCGACGCCTGATAGACTCGCGCCCATGGCATCGAGCGGGGCGAAATTCACGGTAGAGGCGACGGCATCTTCCCCGCGCGGGTACGACGCGACCGCGGGGCAAGTGCTCGACCTTACGCTCGAGACCAACCCCGCGGTGGATGTGTGGAGCTGCGTCTACTCGGTCGCACGCGCGAACCCTGGCGCTACGGCTCCGACCTTCTCGAACGTGGGCGTCGCCGAGCCGGTGAACGCGACCGTGACGTGCACGATCCCCGCCGAGGTCGGCGCGTGGATCATCCGCTGCATGACGAACGGCGGCGAGGTTGTGGTGCGCGCGGACGGCACCAAAGACTACTCGGTCAACGTGTACGATCGCGCCGTGGTCGTCCGCACGACGGGCGGCAATCTGCGGTACTTCGTACTCGGCGAGACGGTCGAATACAGCGAAGAGGGTTGGGTCGAAGACCTGAACGCGCTCGTCGACGCGATCGCTGGCGGCGCGGTGATCGCGCTCTCGAACGCCACGCCGCAGGCCGCGAGCGCTGCCGCCGGGTCCGCGGGGGCCTCGACCAGCGCGAGCCGCGCCGATCACGTGCACCAGGTCTCGACCGGCACGCCCACCGACGTAGGCACCGCGAACGCTGCGGGCGCGGCAACATCGCTCGCGCGCAGCGACCACGTGCATGCCCTCCACTTCGCGCCGGTGCAGGCGGCGCTCGCCGCGGCCTCCGGAGCGATCGCGGTGAACGGTCAGAAGATCAGCGGGCTCGCCTCGCCGACGGCCGGCACGAGCGAAGCGGCGACGGCGACCTACGCCGAGGGGGTCGTCACCTTCGCGCGGGTCAACGCCGCGCTGCTCACCGCGAACGCGTCGATCGACATCAACGCGCAGGGCTTCGTCGGCGTGGCCTTCGTGTCCTTCGGCGCGGCCGTCAACGTCGCGAGCGCGGGGCTGCTTCGGTCGAGTGGAGCCGCGCAAACGCTCCTCGCGGCGACGAGCATCGCCTCGCCGTCCAACGATCTCGAGGTGCTCCGCGTCGATGGGGCCGACAACGTGCTGATGGGCGGCAGCTACGCGCTCGCGCTCAAGTTCGTCTCGCAGACGAGCTTCAACGTGAAGAGCAACGACCTCGCCGATCAGCTCGTCGTCGACCACGGCAACGAGCTGGTGAGTGTCACGAACTACACCGTCCAGATCCCGGCGCTCGTCATCAGCCAGCCCACGGCTCCCACGATCGTTATCGAGACGAGCGGCGGTGGAGCGGCGGTCAGCACGCACGTCGCTTACACGTGGGGCTACCAGACGCCGAACACGAGTAGCTTCGAGCTGGTGGCGATCCCGTTGCCCGGCGCGAGCCGTTGCTATGCGACGCTCACGATCACCGCGACGAACGGCAGCGTGACCACGAGCATCAAGAGGTCTTTCGTCCTGACGATCGGTCCCGGCGCGGCGGTCGCGGTCGCGGAGGACGTGGCGATCAACGCCGACATCCCCCAGGCGACCTTCAACTACAACGGCTGGTTCGTCACCGGCTCGCCGTCGAACCTCGTCTATGCCGTCGACGGCCCCACCAACTCGCGGTGGAAGGCGCACTGCGAGTTCTTCTACTGACCTCGTGCGCGCCCCGACTGGCGGGCGTACGGCAGATCCCGTATCTGTGATGCAGAGGTGCAGCATGCTGAAACGCGTCCTAGTTCTCGCTTTTTCTCTCGGTCTGCTCCCGCTCTTCGCCGCGTGCGGGGATCACAACAGCTCTGGCGCCGGCGGCGCCGACCCCAACGCCTGCGCGAGCGGCGTCGCGGAATGCCCGGCCGGCTCATTCATCATGTGCGGCGGCATGGAGTCGCTGGTCCCGTGCTGCGTCGGCGGCGAGAAGGGCCAGGCCTGCGCGACTGATGCAGGCGTGAGCACGCACGCGTGCCCGGCCACGTGCGCGACGTGCGGAGACGGACTACCGCTCTGCGCGGTCGACCTCGCGACACGCGCCGTGACGTGTCTCTGCAACCCCTGAACGACATCCGCGCGCCGCGCGCGTGGTAGCCTTCCTCCATGACCATCCTCGGCGTGCTCGTCGAGATCGCGCTCGCGCAAGACCCGCCCGAGGAGCTCGCGCTCGCACGCGCTCCACGTACGGCTATCGGCTTCGCGCCAGATGCCGAGGCCGCGCTCGACGTCACCGACGCCTACGAGGAGCTCGCGCTCGCATGATCTCCGTCCCCCTGTTCTGGTGCGGCCTCGGCGGAACGATGGGCGTCACCTTGCGGCTCTCGCGGCTGCGAGGCCTCCCAGACTTCGACATGACCACGATCGACACCGCGCGGCTCCGGCTCGAGACATCCGCGGGTGACGTCTCGTACCTCTCCGCCTCCGTGCTCGCCGGCGCGACGGCGACGAGCGCCGAGATTCGGCATGCTCTCGGCGTCGGGTCGTTCACCGCCGCGGGCACGTGGCGACTCTGGGGCGAGGTATCAACCGACGGCGGCGACACGTGGTATCCGACGCTGGAGACTTCGCTCGAGGTCACGATCTGATCGCAGCGGCGCGCGCGTGGTAGCCTCGCGGCATGCGCTCTGCCCGACGTCTCCTCTCGCTTCTGATCCTCGTCGTCGGCTTCGTCCTCGGCCGCGTGCTCGCCGCGGCCGCTCTCGGCGTGACCGTCACCGGGTGCGGCATCCCGCCGTCGCAGATCGCCGGCGCCGTCGCCGGCCCGGCGTGCTCGCTCGTCACCGTGCTCTCGGGCGAACAGATCGCAGGCGTCGTGTGCAACGGCTTCGCCGAGGCCCTCCGCGCCGTGCTCGCGCGCACCGCGGGCGCGGCCGGTCCCGCGTCCTGCAGGCTCGTGCCGCTCTATGACGGCGACACGCAGAACTTCATCTGCGAAGGCCTCCGCGAGGAGCTCCGCCAGGAGATCGCGCGCCGGAGCGTGAAGGGCTCCGCGAAGTGATCGCGCAGCACGTCGCGATCGTCGGCCTCTCGCCCGACGCGATTCGTCTCGTCGACCTCCAGCTCGCCGCGGCCGCCGTGCTCGTCCAGCTCACGCGTGACGTCGCGCGCGTGTGGCCGATCGCGCCAAGCACGATCGCCGTCGTCGCGTCGCTCGACGAGGTGCCGGAGGGGGCGCTCGCGGTTGCCGTGCTCCCCGATCCAGACCTCGCGGGGAAGCTCGGGTATCACCGCGTCGGGCCGGATGGTCGGGCGTACGCGCGCGTGTTCACGCGCGATCGCACCCGCGACGAGATCACCGTGCTCCTATCGCACGAGATCATCGAGGCGACGATCGATCCGCTGGTCAACCTCTGGGCGGGCGACCTCGACGACACGCTCTTCGCCGTCGAGGTCTGCGATCCCGTGCAACGGGACTCCTACGATCTGGAGCTGGGGGAACGCGCGGTGCGCGTCTCGAATTTCGTCACGCCGGCCTGGTTCAATCCGCATCGAGCCGCCTTCGATGGGCTCGATCACCTCAACCTCTGCGCCGCGCCCTTCGAGGTGCGAGAGGGCGGCTACGTGGTGAAGCGATCGCTCATCGCGCCGGCGCCGTTCCTCTCGGTCGCGGGGCTCGACGCCGACGAGCTGCACCCCGCGTCACGCACGGCGCGCCGTCTGCGGATCGCCTAGAACTCCCTAGAACTCTCGCCGCGCGGCCTTCTCCTCGACGACTTCGGCGCCGAGCTTCTTCGCGAGATCGTGAACCAGCGGGACGATCCACGAGTAGCTCCGGACGATATTGTTGTCTTCTGGCTCGCCGCCGATGCTCCCGTCGCCGATCGGCTTGCCATCGACAAGCACCTCGATCGAGGTCGGCTCATATCCGTCCGTGTCCTCGACCCGGATCGTGACCTTCTTTGCCTTCTTCGCAGCCATCAGGGCGCCCCTCTCTTTCTTCACCGCTGGTGATAAACGCAAGCGTTGTAAAACGCAAGCGCGAGGCGTACGTATGCATTCGTGACGCTCAAGGTCTTCACCGCACGCCTCTCGCGCTCGCTGCGCGATCCAGACCTGCTCGACGTGACGCGCTCGACGGCCGATCGCGCGCGCCGCGCCAGCAGGCGCTCTCTCGGCGAGCCCTTCGCGCCGAGCTGGAAGATCCTCGGGCCGGCGCTGCAAGGGCGTGAACGCGCGACGGCGCTGTTGCGCCGGGCGCGCGAGATCGATCAGGCGCACCTCGGCGCCGCGCGGCAGCCGTCGCTCTTCGCCGGCGAGATGAACGAGGCCGCGCTCGAGGTGGCGACGCGGCTCACCGTCGAAGCCGAGGACATCGAGGCGACGCTCTGGGCATGGTACGCGCCGCGCTTCGTCGACGAGATGCGCAAGAGCTACCGCGCGCACCGAGCCGCGTGGGATGCCCTGCTCGCGCGTCCGCGCGTGGTCTTGGCCTGCACGTGCACCGATCCTGCCCATTGCCACCGCGCCTTGCTCGCCGGGATCCTCGGCCAGCTCGGCGCCGAGATCTGCGGCGAACTCGCCGCTCCGCCGACGATGGCGCACGCCTCGTGACCGCGCCGTCGCTCTCCAGCCTCGACAGCACCGTCGCCGCCTCGGCGATGCAGTGCGAGACCTGCGATCGCGCGGCCCCATGGCGCGGCTTCGCTGCGGCGTACGAAGCAGCCTGGGGCTCGGCGGTGCGCGAGATGCGCGAGGGGGAGATCGCGGGCGCGTGGGCGGTGAAGGGCACCACCATGCGGCGGGTCTGGACGTGCCCGGAGTGCCGCGCCCCCGAGGCGACCGCGCCAGCTCCCGAGCGCGCGCCGCTCGCGGTCCCGCTCGCCGTCCCGCTCGCCTTCGTCGACCGCGTGCGCCGCGGGGTCCGCGAGGGCATCACGAAAGCCGACACGCACGGCGGCGGGATCGATCCCGATCTCGGGCGGACGATCGGCGCGTTGCTCGTGACCGATGCCGAGCTTTTCGACGCGTATGTGCGCGCGGCCGCGCTCGTCGCCGCGGACGAGCTGGTGAGGATGGGCGGGTTCGCACGCGGGCCGCAGAGACGCGCGGCGCTCGCGTGGTGGTCGTACGCGCGCCGCGCTCGGATCCACCTGCCCAAGCCGGTGCGGTGAGCAGCCCTCGCGCGCCCGCGGTATCCTCCTCCGCGTGATCGTCACCCTCACCACGCTCCCCTCGCGCGTCGTCTACCCCGGCACCACGCTCCGCGCGCGCGTGCGCTTCAGCGACGAGATCACCGACGCGGACCAGACGCCGGCCGCCGTGGTGTTCCTGCTTCGCCCCGCCTCCTCGGCCTCCTCCTCGCCGGCCGAGTACACATGGACCAACGACGATCCGGCCCCGGTCGTCTCGGGGCTCGACGCCACCGTGACGGCGATCACGCGGACGGTGAGCGGCGGCGCGCTGGTCTTCTTCGAGGCGACGGTCGCGATCCCGAGCGACGCGACGCCGGGCACATGGACCTTCGCCTGGCGCGCGCTCGACGACGACAGCAACCAGCTCGCCACGCAGTGGGGCGCGGTCGACGTCGAGCCAGAGGCCTCGGGCCCGCTCCAACCCTCGCCCGTCGCGCCTCCGCCGAACCCCGACGTGATCGGCGCCGACGTCTATGCGTACGGCTACCCGCCCGGCTACTGGTACCGATAGACCGGCACGCTCTGCGGCGGCTACGCTCCGCGCATGAGTTTCTGGACGTTCGTCCGCAACCTCGCCGCGACCCCCACCCCACCGCTCTCCAGGAACGGCGGGCCGGTCGCTGTCGATCAATACGGCTCGCAGGTGGTGATCTACTCGCCCGAGGCGCTCACCGCGCTCAGCGCCGCGGGCGGGCTCCCATCGCGCAGCACGCTCTCGGCGGTGCTCTGCACGTGGCAGATCTCCGTCACCACCGGCGCGGCGGCGCTGGTGCCCGCGTGGGCGAGCGCCACCGCCTACAAGATCGGTCAGGTGGTCACCAACGACACGCTGAAGATGTATCGGTGCATCACCGCCGGCACGAGCGCGGGGAGCGGCGGGCCGACGGGCACGAACAGCAACATCACCGACAACACCGCGCATTGGGCCTACGTGAGCAGCTTCGGCAACGGCGTGCGCGTGACCAACACGCACGCGAGCGAGAGCCTCTACGTCGGCTCTTCGGGCCTCACGACGAGCGTGGGATCGCTCATCCCCTCGGGGCTCTGGAAGGACTACCCGATCGGCGACCTGACGCAGCTCTACGTCATCGGATCTGGCTCGCTCACCGCGACCGTCGAGGCCTGTCCGTGAGATCGCCGGCGCAGAACTTCGGGCGGATGGGCGGCCAACCTCCCAAGCGACCGGCCCCGCTCTATCTCGACTTCTCCTCCGCGAGCCCTGGGCCCGCGACCGGGCTCCTCGGGCCGCTCTCCTTCGCGCGCGCGAGCGCCGCCAACGCGCAGAGCGGCGCGGCGGTGATGCTCGTCGACGGCGTGAGCGGCACGAGCATCGGAACCAACGTCCCGCGGATCGTGAACTTCGGCACCGGCGCCGGGCTGATCGTCGAGAAGCCCGCCGCAAACCTCGTCGCCCTCCCGCGCGCGTTCGGGTCGTGGCCGAGCGCTGGCGCTGGGGTGACGACCTATACGAACAACGCGGTCGCGGGCCCGGACGGCCAGAGCTTCGCGGACCGGCTACAGGTCGCAAGCAACGCCTACGCGCGGTACCAGACGATCGCCGTCGGCGCGCCGCCGCAGTGGACCACCGGATCGCTCTGGATGCGGGGCGCGGCCGGCGGCGAGCCGTACCAAATGGACATCTTCCATGGGGTCGGCAACTTCGACGTTGCCGGCACGCTCCTCGCCACGTGGGCGCGCTACGCGTGGACCCAAAACATGGCGGGGACCGGCGGATTCGTCCCCGGCGACGGCCGCTTCGAGGGCAACGCGGGCTTCCCGCAAGCACTCGATTTCTACGCCGACATGGGGCAGGCCGAGGCGAGCCCGTACGCGACCACCTGGGCAGCCTCGACGCGCGCGGGAGAGCGCCTCTATCACCCGACCGGATCGGCGCTGGTGCGCGGCGGGAAGCTCACGATCGACATCACCTTCATCCCCGAATACGCCTCCTCGGTCATCACCGCGGCCAAGAGGCTTTGGACCGACGCGGCCGACGCGACCACCTACCTCGAGATCGACCCGGCGAGCTTGAAGCTCAAGGCCTCCGTGGTGGGGAGCGCCGTGCTGCTCGGCACCGCGATCCCGGCGTGGAGCGCGTTCGACACGCTGCGGATCCAGGCGGTTGTCGGCAACGGCGCGCCCTCGGGCTTCGCGGTGCTCAACGGCGGCGCGCAACAGAGCCTCGGCACCGGCTCGGCGCACGCGGCGATCGCGCTCGCGGGCGCGCTGGACATCGCGTGCAGCGGCACCTCGTCGCAGCTCGACGCGGCGATCAAGCGGCTGCGATTCCTGTAGACTGGCCGCATGCCCAACATCAATTTGACCGTGAAGAGCATCCAGGATGTCTACGCCGCCGCCAACGACGAGGGGATCCCCGTCGGCTGGGTGTGGCAGGACCCCGAGGCCTCGTACAACTACGAGCTCTCGCCCGTGTACCTGGCGAAGCCCATGCCGCGGAGAGACCCCATTTTGATCCAGATGGGCGACGGGAACGTCTGGTGCCCGGATGCCTACCCGGCGGCCAACGTCCCCGGCTCGCCGCCGACGGGGCCGCAGCTCGACGGACAGCAGACCGCGTGGACCGTCACCAACGACGACATCACGCCCAACCAGTCGACGACGCTCTCGGTCTCGCCGGGCGTCTACCTCCCGAACCCGGACGCGCACGTGACCGTGAGCAACGGGGTGATGAGCTGGTGAGGGAAGCGAGCTCGCGCGGAACGCTGCGAGCCTGAACGGAGAGCCCGGCGGAGACGTCGGGCTCTCGTCTTTTGTCAGGTGGCGCGGCGAAGGATCTCGGCGACCTGCACGCCGGTGAGATCGTGCCCGCCATCCACCATCGCCGCCGCGATGTCGTCGTCGCTCGCGGTGTCGTTCGCCCCCGCGAACTTGAGCACCGCCTGCACCGCGGCGAGAGGCAGGCCCAGCGCGGACGAGACCCCCTCGGCGCTCTTCGGATCAAGCGCGCTCTTGCCCTGCGCCGGCTTCGTCGCGGCGGTGAACGCCTCGGCGATCGCGCGACACGCGGCCTCGTCGATCCCGATCGACTTCGACTTGTAGCGGAGCACGTAGGCGAGATCTTTGCCGTTGCGGAGCAGCGCGAGCACCGCGCTGATCTGGCTCTCTTCAGCGCCCGTGACGACGCGCGCCACGCTGGCGAGCAGCGGATCGGGCGCCGCGTTTGCCGCGCCGGGGGCGGCCGGTGGAGGCGCCGGAGCCGGAGGGGCGGGGGGCGGGGGGGGCGGCGCCGGCGAGCCCGGTGGAGCACCCGAGGAAGCGCCAGGAGACGCGCCCTCGCGGGCGCCGGTGTGTCGCTGTTCGAGCTTAGCTTTGACCCGATCCCGCACCTTCGCGGCGGTCTCGTTCTGCTTCTTCTCCTCGCCGGTCTCATCAGCATCGTCGCGCCAAGGCGAACCGGCGATCGCGTCGCGCCACGTGCCCTCGCCGCTCCGAACGGTCGCGCCCACGATCCGCAACTCGAGGAGCTGATCATTGTTGATCTGCTCGATGGAGACGCCGCCGAAGTAGTCCGCGATCTGCGCGGCGCTGATCCCCAGCTCGGCGAACTTGTCGGCGACCTCGCGCCGCACGGTCAGCGGATCCTTGCCCTTGTCCTGGTTCTTCAGGGTCTCGTAGACCCTCCGCTTCGCCTCGGCGACGAGCCCACCGGGGAGCATGCGAAGCCCGTTCTGCCGGATCGTCATCGACGTCGCGCGCGCGACCTTCATCCGAAGATCGTCGTCGCTCGCGGGAAGGATGTAGACCGGCTCGCCGTAGCTGTTTGCTCGCACCGAGAGCGGTCGCTGGTTCTTCTTCAGCTCGCGCCGCTCGATGGTCTTGTAGACCGTGATCTCGCTGCTCGATTCCGTGACGTCCTCGTAGTCGACGACAGCGATGCGCAGCACCTGCTTCTCGTCGTCGTCGTAGAGCACCGCGGTCTCGATCGCCATGTTGCGATTGACCCGGATCGCCTCCTCGACGAACCGGATCGAGAGGCCCTCGATGATGTTTTCCTCCCACCGCCCGGTCTCTTCGTTCTTCTTCTTCCCCTGCGGCCGGCGATAGATCGCGACGTCGGCGAAGTCGAGCTGTGCGCAGCGCCCGAGCAGCTTCTCGCGCACCACCGCCGGATCGCGCGGGTTCTTGAGCGCCATCACGAACTTCGCTTGCACCATCGCGGTCACGCGCGCCTGCGTGGCGCTCGCGGCAAGCTCGTTGCGCTTCGCGACCTCGAGGCCGTCGAAGCTCTGCCGGGTAACCATCGCGCTCGACCCGGGGGGCTTGCCATTCTGCGGTGTCCCATCGAACTCTTCTTGATCGTTCATCGCCTCGTTGCTCCGTTCTTCGGAGGGTAGAAGCGGACCTGCCGCGACCCCTCTCCGCGATGCTTCTCCATCAGCAGCGTGGGCACCTTGCCCTCGCCGCCTGCCAGATCTTCCGCGACCGCCTTCCAGTCGACGCGGCCGCGCATCGGGATCCACAGGAACTTTCCGAAGCTCCCCTCGATCCCGTAGTCGGCGCCGACCACGCCGCAGAGCTGCGCCTCCAGCGCGTCGATGCGCTCGGCGATCGTCAACACATCGCCCTTCGCCGCGACGAGCTGCTCCACCAGCACGGCGATCTCTAGCTCCTCCTCGGCGCCGAGCTGGCGCGCGCGCGTCTTCGTCGAGCCGGGGTAGCGCTTGCGCATGTACTCGCGCCGCGAGCCCACGTCGGGCATGGGCGGCGCCTCGTCGCCGAGCACGTAGCGCTCCCAGAAGTCCGCCTGCGCTTCGATGAGCGAGGCCTCGAGGTCCGCGTCTCGCTCGATCGTCCAGAGGCGGAGATCGGTCCCCCCGACGAGCGCGCACACGTCCCAGCGATCGCGGTCGAAGACCGCCATGTTCTGTGCGGTCTGCGTGATCACGTAGTCGGGCACACCCGCGGGATCGCCCGCGTCTCCCCAATGGTGCGCCATGTTCGCGCCGACCAGCTTGATCTCGAGACCCGATTGCTCGCCCAGGCCGTCGGCGGTGGCGAGCACGAAAGCGAAGTCGGGGTGCACCGTCGTCGCCGTCGGCTTCACCTCGATCCCGGTGCGCTCCATGTAGAGCTGGCGGATCACGGGCTCGATCGCGTGGCCCATCTCCGCCGCCGGAGAGGGCGGCGAGGGCGGGAGCAGCGGGCCGCGCGTCGGCGTGGCCTTGCGGAGCCAGACGTCGATCGGCCCCTTGTACGGGTCGAGCTCCAGGATCGCCGCCACCTCCGAGGCGCCGATCCCGCGCGTGCGCAGCGCGAGGTCTTGAGGCGTCAGCACGGCTCGCCTCCGGTGTAGTCGAGGAACTCTCGCTCCAGCGTCTCGGTTTCGCGCGCGTCTTGGGCCGCGTCTTCACCATGCGCATCGACGGTGAACGGCAGCGCCGCCAGCGCCTGGATCCGCCGCTGGATCAGGCCATCGCGCATCGTGATCTCGCGCATCTGGCCTCTGCACGGCGCGCAGCGGTGGAGGCCCGCGAAGATCTTGCGATCGCCGTGGCAATCGCGACCGCACGCCTCGCACGCGTCCTCCGCCGTCATCATCTCGCCGATCGCGCGCCGCTGCTCGTCGGTGATCTCGGCGCCGAGATCGAAGGAGATCTCGCCCTTGATCTCGCCGCGCGTAGACCACCGCTGCGCTCCCAGCTCGACGCTGGCGATCGGGATCGGGACGCCGCCGAACGACACCGCCGGCAACCCCAGCTCCGCGCGCACCTCGTCGACGGTCCTCACCCCGCGCAGCGCACCGCGCGTCTCGCTCTCTTGGATCGCCTTGGTGACCCAGGGCGCCAGCTCGTCGAAGTAGACCCGCCCTCGCGGCCCGGCGCCGCGGATCTCCATGCTGGCGATTCCGACGTCGCGCATCTCGCGGTGGGCCTTCCGGATGGCGCTCCGCAGTCGACCGCGGAAGCGCTCGCGGTGATCTCCCGCGTCGCTCCTGTACGTGATGATCAGCACGTTGCTCCATCCTCTCCGGCGTGAGTATGCGTCTCCGCGGATACCTCGCGCACCTCTTTTGCGGCTTCTCCCTCGGACGCGGATTGTCCGAGGCCGATCGCTTTCTGGATTGCCGAGAGCACATCGGCGTGCGTGCGCTCCGGAGCGTCGTGCCAGATGGAGATCGCGAGGTAACGATAGAGGTCGTCGCTCGCCGGCGCGCCGTCGATGCGCACGTCGAGGTCGACCTCGGGCAGCACCTCGGCGAGCAGTCGCAGCGCCTCGCGCAATGCCACGTCGGAGCCGCGCGCGTGCAGCAGCGCGCCGTAGAAGTCCCAGCACACAGCGCCAGGAAGCCACGGCGCGATCTCGCGGCCCCTGGCGTCGCGCGCTTCGATGCCGACGATCCAGCGCTTCGGATCTTCGAGCAGCTCGGCGGCATGCTGCAGCAGCTCGCTGGGAGCGGCAGGCGGATGGATCATCGCTCGCGCTCCTCGCCCTGCGGCGGCATGCGGAAGTCATCGCCGAAGAACGCCTCGGCCGCGACGCGCAGCGCCTTCGTGTCCGCCGCGCTGGCCTCGCACATGAAGCCGTACGCCTTCCGCGCCACGCGCAGATCGCCACGCTTCAGCGCCTGCCCGAGCACCTCGAGCTGCCGCTCGGCCTCGCCGTTCGGGGTGCCTCCACCGTCGACGTCGACGGTGAAGGCGCGGATCGCGCGGGTGAGCGCGGCGTGCGCCCCCTTCTCGCCTGGCGCAGGGTACACGTCGCGCGCGACGCAGCCCTTGAAATGCCGCGTCGGATCCTCGCGCATGATCGCGGCGCAGCGGCAGCGGATCGAGGCCTCGACGGCGACGATGAGCGGAGCCGTCCAGTGACCCGCACGCTCGCGCTCGATCTTCTTCGCCTCGGCCCAGAGGCGCTCGAGCTCGTCGAGGCCGAGCGGGCCGTCCTTGCTCGCGTGGCCCTCGATGTACGTGAGCCGCTTCGAGACCTTGGTCACGGCCGCGGCGAGCGCGACGTCGAGGTCGATCCCGCGCACGAGGGACATGCTCACGAGGACGATCATCACGTCGCCGAGCTCGTCCGCGATGGCCGCTCTGTCGCCGCTCTCGACGGCCGCCTGAAGCTCCTCCACCTCAGCGCGGAGCCGACGCATCCGCTTGTCGATCGCGCTCTTGTCGAGCCAGTCCCAGCCGAGCGAGGCGCCAAAGCGCAGCGCGTTGCGCACGTAAAAGAAGGCGCTCATGACGAGGCCCCCTCGGGCTTCTGCACCCGCTCGACGCCTGCGCTGTTCTTCTGCTCCATCCACGCGCTGTATTTGAGCGTCGTCACGCCCTCGGGGATCTGGCCCGGCAGCTTCGGCGGGTCGTTCCACCAAGACCGGCCGCACTGCAGGCACCCTTCGGCCTCCCACGCGCTCCCGTCGTTCGACACGACCGCGACGAGGCGCACGGAGTCGACCGCGCAGCACGGGCAGCGTCCGAGGCCTTGCACCGGCACGCCCGCGATCGCCGCGAGTTGTGGCTCCAGCGCCAGCGCGACCGCGCGCGCGAGTTGCTCCGTCGATCGGGTCGCTACCACGCTCTTCTTCACCCTCACCGCGAGCGCGATCTCGTCCTCCTTCGGCATCGTGCCCAGCACCACCGGCGCGAGCACGCGCACGTAGCGCGCGAGGGCCGCAGCGGCGCCGGCCGTGTCGATGGTGAGCCCGTGCGCGTCGTTCGCGATGTCGAGCATCGACTGCACATCGTCCGCGCCCATGACGCCGCAGTTCTCCCGAGCCGGGAAGGCCGCGTGCACCGCGCAGGGCTTCTCATCGTTGCAGGTCCTCACGAGCGGCCTCCCCTCACGAACTCCACCCCGATCGCCTTGTTGTCGAGCAGCGCCCGCGCCGCCTTGGCCCTCTCGTCGGTGCGGTCCGGCTTGCCCTTCAGCTTCCAGGTTGGGACGTCGATCGGGTCGGCGAAGCTCTCGCTCGCCGGGATGTACTTGCGCACCCCGACGAGACCATCGCGCACCGCCACGATGACGGCCACCTGACCGCGCGCGCTCGACCCGTGCTCGACGAGCACGAGATCCCCGACCTTCACGCGCGCCGGCTTGTTCGACGGCGCGACCTGCTTCCCCTGCTTCTTCTTCTCGCTCTTCATGGTCCTCCAGCGCCGCGCAGCGTGCGCGGCAACGTCTTCTTCAGTGAACCTGCGCGCCTTCGAGCTGGGGCGTCACCCAGACCGATCCGCCGACGGGGAGCAGCCCGGCGCCGACGTCGCTCGACAGGAGCGTGATCAGCATCTGCTCCGCGATGGCGCGCGCCGCGCCGACGGGCACCGCGTTGCCGATGCGCTCGACCCATGCTCCCACGTTGTTGCCCGACAGCTTGAGCGGCGCGCCGTCGACCTCCGCGGGCAGATCCATCAGCCGCGCCAGCTCGAGCGGCGTCATCGGGCGATGCCAGGTCCCATCCTCCGCGAGGATCACCACGGGCACGTCGATGCGGCGGAGCTTGGGCTTGCCGCGCGCGCTCTTCGCTGGCTCCTCGACGAGGATGAACGGCGACCGCTTCGGGTTCGAGATGAACGCGAGCGGCTGCACCTCGGGCGCTCGCGGGTCCGCGATCGCGAACGGGCCGTTGTCGATCGAGCCGCTCGCCGAGATCGTCTTTGCCGCTTCGGTCCACGGGATAACTCCGTACGCGCCGGCGTATTGCTCGCAGTCGAGCGGCGCTCCGGCCTCGTGCACGCGCGGGTCCGCGACCGTGTAGGCGCCCGTGCCCGGGTGCGCCTTGCCGTGAACCGTGAAGCTCGGCTGCGTCCAGGGGAGCACGTAGTAGTGATGGTCCGGGTTCTTACGACTCTCGGAGTGACCCGGCACGACGCGCGGATCGGCGACAGCGAAGCGGCCCTTGCTCGGCCGTCCACCGCCGGTGATCACGCCCGTCGGATCGTCCCAACGCACTACGCCGAGCGCGCCGCGGTACCAGGGCGCGACGCGCGGATCAGCCACGCTCGCGCCGCCCGATCCAGGGCGCGTGTCGCCGATGACGGTGTGTGCCGCCGACTCCCAGCCCGTCACGCGGTACTTGTTCTCGTGCGCGGCAGGGTTGTCGGCCTGGGGGATGATGCGCGGATCGGCCACGCTCGGGGCGCCGCCGGCGGGACGCGTGCCCGTCGCGACGCAGGGCGCGACGTCCTCCCAGCCCGTCACCGCACAGATGTTCGTGAAGCCTCTGGCGTCCTCGCCGCGCTTCAGCACCACACGCGGATCGGCGACGCCATACGCGCCGTTCGATCCGTCGCCCGCGACCGTGATCGCCGGGTCGTTCCACCCGTCGACATGATGCCGGCCCCAGAACTCACGCCGCTTCTGGAGCTTGTCGAGCGCGCCGGCGATGTCGCGGTGATCGCCGCCGGCGGGGATGAGCGCAAGACGGACCCACGTGAGCCAGCCGACCCGCGGCATCCGGTGCATCGGCCCGGCGCTCGGCGTCTCGGGCAGCGGCAGTTCGCCGAGCACCTCGCCGCACGCGCGCACGCGCCGCTTTGTGGGCTGGTAGAGCAGGCTCGTGACCTTGCTCTTCAAGCGCGCGACGAGCAGCGCGCGACGCCTGTGCTGCGCGAGGCCGCCAAGCTCTCCGCAGTCGTGCGTCGAGATGGTGACCGCGTACCCCGCAGCCTCGAAGAGCTCGATCACCTTGTCGACGAGGTGCGCGCCCTTGCTCATGATCCGCGGCACGTTCTCTTTGATGACCAGCTGCGGGGGGACATCCCACGTCGACAGCAACAGCTCGACGCTGGTGACGTAGAGCTCGGCCATCGCGACGTACTCCGGCGACGCGGCCAGCTCCGGATCGGTGAGCCCGGAGAAGCTCTTGCACGGTGACGAGTCGAAGGCCGCGTCGGGCGCGGTGTCGCCGGCGAACTCGCGCAGCCGGCCCGGCGTCATCGTCGCGAGATCCGCGCAGAGAGCGGGGGCCTTCGTGAGGTACTCGAAGTCAGCGCAGGCGCCGGGATCGTTGTCGATCCCACCGACGCAGCGGAAGCGAGCATCGCGGCCGAAGAGGCGCGCGTTAGCCTTCAGGAAGCCGAGCGCACCACCGCCGAGGCCGCAGAACAGGGAAAGAAACGTGTACTGCTTCACGACGGATCCGCCATGGCCGGGGGCACGGGCGCGATCGGCACCGTGCGCGGGTCGCCCGCCGCCACGCGCGCCGCGAGGAGCTGATAACCGTCCCGCGTCGCCTCCTCGATGAAGGAGGGGAGCTGGTCGGGATCGACCGTCTCCAGCCCGTCGACGAGCAGGATCTTGCCGCGGCTGTTGAGCGCCTTCGCGAGCTTCACGGCGAAGCGCATCTGCTCGGCGCCGCACAGATCGTCGAGCGCCACCCCGCCGAGCTTGATCACGTCGCCCTCGATCTCGATACCCTCGAGCCCCGGCGTGCTCGCGAGCAGCTCGCGCGTCGCATCGTGCGTGAGAGCATCGACGGCCTTGGTAAGCCTGTCGGCATCGAGCTTCGCGCGCCCATGTGCGTGCTTGGCTTCACTCACGCGCTTGTCTTGGCGCACGAGATCCTCGCCCCGGCGCGCGCGCGCAAGGGCGTGCTCCGCGTCGGTCTTTCGCGTGGCGAGCGCCGCGGCCTCCTCATCGGTCGGGAGCGCGGGGAGATCGCCGACCATGCCTTCGATGTCGACCGCCTGCGCGTCGAGAGCCTCGGCCTCGCGCTTCGCTGCGCAGTACCCGTGCTCGCGCTTCTCCAGCGCCTCGACGAAGGCTTCGGCTTCTGTCCGCACGCGCCGCGCCTCATCCTCCGCGCTGCGCGCCGCGGCGAGACGTTCGGTCAAGTCCCGCACGAGAGCAGCCGCGGAGTCCTCGGCCGCCTCGGCAGTGGCGAGCGCGGCGTCGGCGTTCGCGATCTCCTCTTTGCTCGGCAGCGCGGGCGACTCGGCGCGCTTCGTGAGGGCCTGCGCGCGGAGCCGCGTCGCCTGCTCCTTCATCCGGTCGCGCCCCTTGGTCGCTTCGACCGCGGCTCGGCGCCGGCCCTCGATCGCGGCCTCGTCGGCGCGGATGGAGTCGAGCGCGGCCTGCGCCTCGCTGGTGGTGAGCAGCGGCGCGCCACCAGCCAGCTCGGCGACGATGGCGCCCGAGGCGAGCTCCTCGCGGCGAAGCTCCTCCGCGGCGCTCTTCACGCGCCGGTTCTGCTCCGTGCGCCGGTTGTAGATCTCGGTACGCACGCGGGCGACGAGATCGAGCCCGTGACCTGGGAGTGACTGATCCTCGTTCGTTCCGGTGAACCACCCCGCATCGACGGCGAGCACCTCGGCGATCTCGGCGTCGGCGATCGCGCCGTCGACCCACGCGCGGAGCATGGTCGGCGTCACGGAGACGGGCAGCGCGTCGAGCAGCGCGGCGCGCCGGAGCTTCGGATCGGTCTCGCGCCAGAACGCTAGCGGATCGAGCGTCGAGACGCCGAGCAGATCGCGGAGATAGGTCTGCGGCGCGGGCAGGATCGCGCCGTCGTCGGTGCGTACGATCTTGAGCTGCGTCCCCTTCTCGGTGATCACGCGTCTCACCGACACGTGCCCGAGGTCGACCCTGATCTCGCCCTTCTGCGCGCCGACGTGGATCGCGGTCGGGTCGATTCCCTGCCCCTCCAGCGCCGCCTTGATCGCCTTCAGGATGCTGCTCTTGCCCGACCCGTTCCGCCCCTCGATCACCGCGCCCGTGGGCGGGAACTCCGCATCGAAGGCGACGATGCCGAGGAAGTTCGTGATGCTGATCCCGCGAACGACGATGCCTTCACCCGCGGCGGACGTCGCCGCCTTCTTCGTAGTGCGTGCCATTGCTCAAGCCCTCCAGCTAGTGCGCGCGGCGGTCTGCCGTGCGCGAGCGTGGCAGCAGTATGCACACGCCCGGATATGTTAGCAACAAAGAGATCGCGCTGTGCGTGGTGTACGCTCACGCCATGCTGATCCAGCCGTCGATCGTTCTGCTCCCTGACGCGAAACGCGCATCGCTCGTCGCTGCCATGGTCCGACCTCTCGCCGATGCGATCGTCCTCGGCGACGCCGCGAAGCAAGCTCACTGGATGATCAACGGGCAGAACTTCGGCGAGGTGCACGAGCTGTTCGATTCGATCGCGACCTTCCTGCGCTCGGCGGCCGACACGCTCGCGGAGCGCGCGCGCATCCTCGGCGCGACGGTGCAGGGCACGGCGGAGAGCTCGGCGAAGCTCTCCGCGCTTCCCGTGTGGCCCGAGGCCGCGATCGATTCGGGCGAGCTGCTCTTCGCGATGGCGGTGCGCCTCGCAGTCTTCCGGTCGAGCGTCAACGTCGCGCGGCGCGCCGTCGAGAGCGTCGGCGAGCAGGACACCTTCGACGATCTGGTGCAGATCTCGAAGGGCGCGAGCAAGCTGGGATGGTTCGTGCTCGCGCACCTCCCCGACGAGGCCAAGGCGCGCGCGATGAACGAGGCCGAGGCCGTCGTGAAAGTGATTACGAGCGCGTGAGGCTCACGCGCTCGCGCTCTTCGACTCGCGCTCGATCTTGTCGAGCGCGCGCTGAAGGGCGGCGGCGGTGTCCTCGGCGATCGATGCGCCGTCGAGGAAACGCGTGAGGCGACTTCGATCGCGGTGGATCATGCCAGCGATCCGGATGAGGCTCACCCCTGACGCCTGCACCGTGACGAGGCGAGCGCGGAGCGCGGTCTGATCGGTCAGCACCGGCTCCTTCGGCTTGAAGGTCAGACCGAGCACGAGAAACTTGCTCGTGCTCCAACCGAGCCGAGTTGCCATCTCGTCGATCACGTCTTCGGTGAGCGGAGCTCCACCGCTCTCGCGTCGACTCACCTGGTGCTGCGTGACACCCACGTGGAGGCCGAACTCGGCCTGCGTGAGGCCGAGCGAGAGCCGGACGTTCTTCACCACCCTGCCGAGCACGTTGCGCTCGGTGCGATCGAACTCGCGCCCCCTCACGGCCGAAGGTTCGAGCACCTCCAGCAACATCTCGCTCACCGACAGCTTGAGCGCGTCGGCGGTGCTCTCCAAGCTCGTCTCGCGCACCGGGTGCTGTCCGCTCTCGCGGCGGACGATCGTCGACTGATCGACGCCGCAGAGCTTGCCAAGCTCCGCTTGCGTGTACCCGCGCGTGCGCCGCGCGGCCTCCATGACCCTCGAAAAAACTCTCTCATTCATGCTCGATCTCTATGCGCGGCGTCGGCGCGCTCCAGTTCTTCCAGCGATCGCGCCCAGGTTCCGAGCGCGTGAGACCACGATCGATCGTGCGCGTGCGTCTCTGCGCTGGCGCGAACGCAGAGCGCCACGCGCGCGATGTCGTTCACCGGCTGCGCGAGCACCGGCAGCTCGCGCGGCGGTGAGATCGCGACGGACACTTCCAACTCGAGCAGCGCGCCGACGGCCCGCGACCGCGCGGCGGCGACGTCGCGCTCTCGCTCGCGCATGTCGCTGCGGAGAGCGAACGCGGCAACGGTTTCGACGACCATGGCCTCGCGCGCCTCGGCCAGCGTCAGCAACGCGTCCGAGGCCTCGCGCGCCGTGCTCGCCAGCGCGCAGAGGCGCGCGCGCCGCGCCGCGGTGAACGTGAGCAGCGGATCGCTCTCGGCCGCGAGCGCGAGCGCGCTCAATTCTGCTCTCCCTGCTCGCGCGCCGCGCTCACCAGCTCGTCCCAGCGCGCGCGCGCCGCGGCATTGCACTCGGTCGCGAGCCGCGCCTCTTCCTCTTCGCCGATGTGCTCGTCCGCGACGAACGGGATCGCTTCGGCGTCGAGACCGAGCCAGGGGCCGGCGGGCAGCTCGCCCTCGGGCAACGAGTCGACCAGGCGATCGGCCCAGGCCTCGCCAGCGAGGCGCGCGAACGGCTGATGCGGCACGGCGTGCCCTTGCATGAGGTGCACGCACAGGTGCAGGTACATCTCTTCGGCCGTCTCCGCGAACGTGTCCGGCGGAGTCTTCGCGATGGGACAGCCGCGGCACGCGTAGCCGTGCTCGGTGTGAGCGATGGTGACGGGAAACTTCTTCTGGCTCATGACGTGCTCCTAGATGGGAAGGGACTGCAGGATCGCGAGCACGTCGCGCAGCTTCGCGGTCTCGCGCGCAAGCGCGCCGTGCTCCTTCTCGTCTTCGGTCGCGGGATCTTCGTACCGCACGCGCCACGCGCCGCCCTCGACGAGCTGGCGCTGCCGCGTCTCGGCGTAGCGGAGGCGCGCCTCGACCAGCACGGTGATATCGGGCAGGCCAGCGATCCCCGCGGTGATCTCGTCGCTGAGCGCGGTCGTGGCGTCGTTGTGGATGAAGTCGGGCATGGTCGTCTCCGTTTTTCACACCGCCGGGAGCGCGCGGCGCGCCTGGGCGCGGATGGCGCGCGCGTCCGCTTTGATCTCGCGGCACCAGACCGGGAGCGCCTTGTCCTGGCGCTTCGAATTGCACGAGGTGCAGGCGAGCACGAGGTTCGTCGCCACGTCCGCGCCGCCGGCCGCCTTCGGCGTCAGGTGGTCGAGGTGCATGTGACGGCCGCGGCGAAGCTCCACCTTGGAAGAAACGCTGCAGTAGATGCAGCGCTCGCCGTCGCGAGCCCGGATCTGGCGAGCGACCTTGCCGAGGCGCTTGCTGAGGGATTCACGGTTCGGGCGGCTGTTGTGGGCGGCGGAGTTGCACATCGCGTTTGTGAGAATGATTATGCATCTAGACGGATGCTTGCGCAACAGCAAAACGACACAAGGCTAAAAGAAAGACGGCCTGGGCCGTAAAAACGCCGTGGAATGGCGTTAAACGAGGCCTGGTAGAGCGGACGATGAATAGAGGGTCGGGCGCCTGCGGACATGTAGAAGGGCGCACGGAGCGCGCTGGATGGGTAAAAAGCGTCCAGAGACGCGCACTTGCGCACCGGGCGTTTTTTTTGTCTGGCGAACCGGACGGACGTGACTGTAAAACGCCTGACATGCCCGACCGCCCGACCGCTGCACGGACCCGCCGACGGAAGAAGAAGAGCACGCCGCGTCCCTTCGCGTTCTTCCGGCCGCGCGCGCCCGACGTGGACGCCGGGATGCGCGTGAAGGATCTCCTCTCGTTGCCGAGCGAGGCCGCGGTGATCCGGCTCGGCATCCACGTGGTGCACGCTCTCGTCGAGAGTTGCGAGAGCGTCGAGCTGGCACGTGAGAAGCTCGGGCCCGCGCTCGACATGGTGCTCGCGGTGAGGCGTGGGCGCGGGCCCAAGCGCGACGCGGCGTAGCAGACGCGGAGCGCAACCTCGGATCTTGCGCGGGGCTCGCGTTCGCGGGCTCCGATGGCGTGGTGTTGCCGATGGCTCGAGACCTCGTATCCGATCTGCTGATCGCCTTCGATGCGGTGCCGGCCGACGTGCTGCCCTCGCCGCACCGGATCGTGCTCGTGATCCTCGCCGACGCGACAGCGCGTGACGGTGATGCGTGGCCGAGCGCGGCGACCGTTGCACGGCGCGCGGGCCTCGGCCTGCGCACCGTCGAAGAGGTGCTCGTGGAGCTCCGCGACGCCGAATGGATCACGCTCGTCGGGCGCACCGCGTACCGCACCAAGCGCTACGTCGTGCAGCTCGATGGGAAGCCCGTGCTGCGTCGCCGCGCCGGGCGACACGAGAGCGCACCGCCAAGCTCGCAGGACGGCGAACCCGCACGGGGCGCGGGTTCAACCCGCACGGGGCGCGGGTTCAACCCGCACGGGGCGCGGGTTCAACCCGCACGGGGCGCGGGTTTGGTTGCCGCGCCGGAGCCTGATTTCGAGGCCGCGCTCGCTGCTGACCCGCACGGGGCGCGGGTTCAACCCGCACGGGGCGCGGGTTTGACGCTTCATACCCGCACGGGGCGCGGACAAACGGATCAGATCTCTAGTACAGAGACGGAGGATCCGGATCCTGCTGATCTCAAACTGGATCGTGATCTCCAGGCTGGGGGGGTGCAGGGGGGGGACGTTCGCACGCTGCTCGACCTCGGGCAGCCGGTCGATCCGCCAGCACCACCACGCAAGCGACCGTCGACGCGGATGCCCGAGCTTTGGGGCCCAGAGCCTGCGGCGTATCGCTTCGGTGCCGATCGCGGCCTCGCGCGCGAAGACGTGAACACCGAGGCCGACCTCTTTCGCGAGCACGCGCGTGCTCACGACCGCCGCGCCGTGGACTGGCATGCGTGTTTCCGCACCTGGCTCGGCAAGGAAGCGAAGATCCGCAGCGAGCGCCGCGCAAAGGCGCCGCCGCAGAGCGCGCCGAGCACCAGCGTTGCCCTCGAGCTGGTGCGCTTCTGGGCTGGGCAGAGCTACCACGCCGGCACGACGCCGCTGGTGACCAGCGACCGCGCGGCGATCGTGCAGCGTGTTCTCGACCAGGGCGTGCCCGAGCCGATGGTGCGCGCCGCGATCGCCGGCGTGCTGCGCGACCCGTGGATGCTGGGCAAGGCGCCGAACGCGCCCGCTGGCGGCCGCATGAGCATCGAGTTCATCCTGCGCAGCGTCGCCGAGATCGAGCGGCTCGCGGCGCTTGCTGGAGCAGCGGGCGCGCCGCGCGGCGACGCCGCGATCATTCCCGCACCGCCGGGCGTGGACCCGAGCGATCCTCGTCAGCTCGCGCCCAAGCGCTGGAAGGTTCCAGAGGCAACAACACCAATGCCGGAAACGATCGACGCCTTGCGAGAGGGTTGGAGCCTGCTCGACGCACCGGAAGATGGAGGCCGCGCGTGAGCGAGGCGCGCAAGGGCCGAGGCCAGCGAGGCGACCGCGAAGATCGCGATCACCTCCGCCTCGTCAACGCACCGAAGCAGATCGACGGCGTGCCGACGCCGACGAACCTCGACGCCGAGGCCGCGGTGCTGTCGACGATCTTGATCGGGGCCGCGCCTCTTGCGGACGTGCTCGATCTCCTCCTCCCCGAGCACTTCTTCAGCGAGGCGAACGGGAGGATCTACGAAGCGATGGTCGCGCTGCACGCGGCTGGCTCGCCGATCGACATCGTGTTCGTGAAGTCGTGGCTGAGCGATCGCGACCGACTGCAGCAGGCCGGCGGTGCGGCGTACATCGGGCAGCTCGTCGACGCGACGCCGGCACCTGCGCACGTCCGCGAGCACGCCCAGCTCGTCTTCGAGAAGTGGCGCCTTCGGGCTGGCATCGCGACGCAGCAGCGAGGGGCCGCGCTCGGCTACGGCGACGTCGGCACCACGCAGGAGTACCTCGACGAGACCGTAGCCGCCCTCACCGCGCTCCGGGACATGCAGCCCGCGAAGGCCGAGGGCACCACCATCGACACGGCCGTGCAGGAGGCCGCCGATCAGGTCACCGCGATCGAGCGCGGCGTGTCGTTCGGCCTGCTCACCGGGTTCACGGAACACGACAGGCTCACCGGCGGGTTCAAGGCGCCCGACGTCACGCTGCTCGGCGCGCCGCCGAAGACTGGCAAGACGACGCTCGCGCGCGCGATGACGACCAACATCGCGAGCGTCGCCGACCAGGATGGGGGGCGCGGCGTGATCTGGATCTCCCTGGAGATGACGCCCAAGGAACAGGCGCTGTGCTGGGCGTGCACGATCGCGCGCGTGGATATCAACCGCGTGTTCAACAAGACCGCCGAGCCGGACGAACTGCGCGAGTTGTGGAACGCGATGGCCTGGCTGAAGACCCTCCCCATCCACATCTTCGGCCGGCGCACGATCCGCGTGCACGAGATCCGGCGCTTGATGCGCGAGGCGAAGGCGGCGCTGGCGAAGAAGCGCGCCACGCCGCGGCTTCTGGTGATCGATCACCTGCAGTTGCTCTTCAAGAATGAACCGCCGAACGAGCGGCGGAACGACGCCGCGATCATCGGCGACATCACGCGGCAGATCGGCGATATCGCCGACTGGAGCAAGCTGCCGGTGCTGCTCATCACGCAGCTCACCGAGGACGATAAGGGCCGTTTCAAGGCGCGCGGCTCGCGCGACATCGAAGCAGACTGCCAAAACTTTTGGATGCTCGAAGTCTTCGACGACAAGCCGGCTCCCACGCATCCGGCGGGGCGACCGACGACACCGCTCGAAGCGAAGCTCTCGGTGAAGTTCCAGCGCAAGGGCGGCAAGGGCGAGAGCACGCTCTGGTTCACGCCCGCGTACACCGACTTCGCCGAGAGCATCTATGGGGGCGGGCCGTGATTCGAGAGGTGACCTTCGCGACCCCGAAGGGCACCGAGGTGCTCTCCGGCAACCAGATGCGCCGCATGCACCACTTCGCCGAGGGCTCGCTCGCGAAGCGACAACGGAAGCTCGTGGTGGTCGCTCTGCTCGACGCCTTCGCTCGCCACATGCCGCGCCGGCTGCTCGATGACGGGAGGCGCAACGTCTTTCGCGTGACGCTCACCAGGATCACGAAGAGCGGGACCGGCTTCGAGGAGCACGACAACCTGCGCACCGGCTGCAAGTATTACGTCGACGCGATCGCGGCCGTGATCTTCCGCGGTGCGGCCGCCGTGCTCTCTGCGCTCAACGATGCGAGCGGCAAGGAATGGAAGGCGATGGCCGGTCGCGACGACGGCCACCGCGAGATCTCGTGGGGCTATGAGCAGCAGCGCGCGACGGACCTGACCGGCCTCCGCGTTCACATCGAAGACCTCGAGCCCGGCGAGCCGATGATCGTCCTGAGCGCGACAGCCACGCTCGCCGGCGCCCCGACGTCGAAAGGCAGACCGGAGAAGCCGCGCCCGCTGGCGAGCTCTCAACAGCAGCAGCTCCTCTTCAGGCCCGCATGGATCGCGCTCCCGTGGCTGCAGACGGATCCGAACGCGGACTGCTTCGAGAATCTCGTTGAGGGCGATCGACTCGCGCGCATGCTCGACGCGCCGATCTACATCGAGCCGATCGACCCAGGCACCCAGCGTCCCGTGCGACTCTGGCGCCACGACCACTTTGACGCGGACCTCGGAGGCCGCGTCTGGCTGTACTGCACAATCAAGCCCGCGGGCGTGTCCGCGGAACAACACCGGAGAACGAAGTGATGACCAACGAAGTCCAAGCTCTCCCCGCGGAGGGCCGCTACCAGCTCGGACCCAACGAGCGTTTCGTCGAGGCCGAGGTGCCGCAGAACCTCGCGCCTGAGCAGCTCGAAAAGGGCGCGGATCGCATGGCCGAGATCCGCGGCTTGATCAAGACGGCGAAGCAGGAGGCGAAGGATGCTGCCGCCACGTTCAGACAGTCGATCAAGACGCTCGAGGCCGAGATGGACGAGCTGGTCGAGCAGCGGAGGACGAAGAAGCGCAAGATCAAAGCTCAGTGCGTCGAGCTCACCAACTTCCCGAACGGGAAAGAGATCTGGTTCCCGCACCCCGGTCACCCGCGCGCGATCAAGATCGCCGAGATGGCGCTCTCGGCCGAGGAGCTCTCGAAGCCGCCGCTCTTCGGCGACGGCGGCAAGGCGGGCAACGACACCAGCGGCAAGGTCAAGGGCGGCAAGGTCGGCAAGCGCACCAAGAAGCCCGGCGGTGCGGAGGCGCACTGAAAGAAGACGAGGGGGCGGCGCCCTGTGTGTGGGCGCCGCCCCCTCTTCTGCGCGCGCTGGAGGGCACCGCGTCGCAGATCGTACCCCGACCGAGGACAACATGCACAACAGCTCTTCTTCACCCGACCCGATCCCTGGCCTTGGGCGCGAGGGCGATGCGGCCGCGATCTTCGTCGCGCTCGCAAAGCTCCGCGGCTGGCAGGGAAACCCGCGCCGCTTCTCTGCCGAGCACGTGCAAGAGATCGCGGCCTCCATGCGCCGCTTCGGATGGGGCGCCCCCGTGCTCGCGCGCTCGCCCGAGGATCCGGAGATCATCGCGGGGCACGTGCGGCTCCTCGCTGGCGAACTGCTGCGCGTGCCCGTCGCGCCGGTCCGCTGGATGTCGCATCTCAGCGAGGCCGAGGCGCGCGCGCTCAACATCGCTGACAACCAGCTCGCCTCGCGGTCGCGCTGGGATGATGCGCTGCTCGAAAATGCGCTGCGCGAGTTGCAGGCGTTCAGTGCAGAGCCCGGCGCCCAGCCGATCGATCTCCGCGTGCTGGGCTTCGGAGAGAAGCGCCTCGATGCGCTGCTCGCCGAGTCGCCTCCCGTCACCGTGTTGGAGCTCGAGCTCGGCAAGCTTCAGGATCGCTTCTTCCTGAGCGTGCGCGGCCCGGTCCCCACGCAGCCAGATGTACTCGACACGATTCGGCGACACCTCGAAGGCGTCGAAGGCCTCGAAGTCGAGATCGGGATCCTCGCGCGATGAGCACCAAAACGCACAACTCGCCCGGGGCGCTCAACGCGAAGGTGGAGCTGCGACGGAACGTGATCCGCGAACTGCGCGAGGCCGGGCAGCGCGTCGACGTGCTCGATGCGTTCTGCGGTCCGGTCGGCGAGATGTACCGGCACGCGTGGCACGACGCGGACAGCTACGTCGGGATCGACGAGGCCTACGTGTTCCCGGACCCGCGCCGGCGCTTCGTCGGCAACAACCTGCGCATCATGCGGAACATCGATCTCTCGGGGTTCAACGTCTTCGACTTCGACGCGTTCGGCAGCCCGTGGGATCAGATGGTGCTCCTCGCGCACCTCCGTGCGTGGAAGCCCGGCGAGCTGGGAGCCGTGATCTTCACTGACGGCTCCGACAACAAGATGCGATTCGGCGATCTGCCGCATTCGATCTCGTGGTTGCTCAACATGCCGCACGACGCGAAGTTCCCGCCGAAGGCCTCGACGGGTCCCGTGATCCGCGAGCACGCGCAAGCGGCTTGGTTGCGCGTCGCGAAGGTGCGCGTGCGTCGAGCGTGGTCTGC